ATCTACTCTGTTGCTAAACCTGGTTGCCAATGGGGTACTGTTACTTCTGGCGTATTCGATCTAGATACCGATTCTAATGGTCGTTGGTCAGTTGAACGTTTCAAAGGTCTAATCTATCAGATCGAAAGAGAAGCTAACGTAATTGCGAAAGAAACTCGTAGAGGGAAAGGTAACGTTCTTATCGTTTCTTCTGACGTAGCTTCTGCTCTAGCAATGGCTGGTGTTCTATCTTACACCCCAGCTCTAAGCGCTGATCTACAAGTTGACGATACTGGTAACACTTTCTGCGGTATGCTACATGGCCGTATTAAAGTTTACATCGACCCATACTTCGGCGGTATGTCTGCTGGTACTGAATTAGTTACCGTTGGTTATAAGGGTACTTCTCCTTATGACGCAGGTATATTCTACTGCCCATATGTTCCTCTACAAATGGTTCGTGCAGTTGATCCTGGTACTTTCCAACCTAAGATCGGCTTCAAGACTCGTTATGGTATGGTTGCAAACCCATTTGCTGAAGGTACAAATGTTGGCGCTGGCGTTCTAAATGCTCGCAGCAACGTTTATTATCGTATCTTCGCTGTTAGAAATATCATGTAAGGTATTCCTAATCAGGGAAAAATATAAAGGGAGCTTCGGCTCCCTTTTTTTATTTAAAAATAGAATTCAATTTTTCCAATATCTTATTTTGGTCGTTTTCGTCTTTATTTTCAAAAACCGTAATATAATCCATATATTCAAAATTAGATCTAATATTAGAAATCTTAGTTTTTCTACCTTTCAAGAAAGTTTCAGATTGATCGCTTCCTCTGACTTTATACCGTTCTTCCATAACGGTTTGTGGAACTGTTAATATTAATAAATTAACTTCGTTTAATTCTTTCGAGAGGTTCATCAAATAATCAAAAAATTTAAAGTTAGTTAACCTATCACCTTCGAATAAAATATTAGAATTTGTACCATTGATAAATTCTACGACAGAAGGTTGTACAGCCATTGATAATTTATCCGTCCCAGCAAAAATTTCACCTTCTTCGTATTTGCCTATAATATGTAAATCTAATTCTTCAGAATATAAAGAATTTACTAATTTAATATCTTCTCGTTTTTCCCAAAAATATTGATCTATAAATTTTCTCATCAAAGTTGTTTTTCCCGTTCCTGGTTCTCCAGAAATAGCTACAATTTTTCTCATAATTAATCCGGTAATTTATTTTCTTTTTCAGTTAAGTTGTGTACTAGATGAATAATATTAACCCAAGGAGCAACTTTTTTTATTTCTTCTATTTGAATTTCATCGTCTTCAAAATGAATATCAATTACAATACCATTTTCTTTCAAAAAATTTAAGGTATTTCCTTTATGAATACCAGAACTCTTCCTAGTTTTTTCTTCAAATTCTAAATCGTTAAAATATACTTTATTATATATTTTTCTATTAAAGAGCATTTGTAAAGTTTTTTCCTTTTCTTGGAAAGAACGTCCAGTGATAATAATATCATCTGGACCTGGACACACCCCAGTAAATTCTTTATTGATATAGATTACTCCATCAATATCATAACTATTCATTTTACATACCTACTAGGCGAAGATAATCCATTCCGCCTTTATTATATTCTTCCCAAGCAAAACTTATAGCAGAATCTTTATCCAATTGACGTTTAGTAATATCGGTTAATTGTCTATTTGCAAGAGCCTTACATTCATTGTAAGAATCTTCATATGTTAATTGTTTTGGTGGTGATTTTTGCGTAAAAGCTGAAGGCCCGCGCAGACAACCTATAATACCCATTTCTCTAGCGACTTTCAAATAACGTAGAGCATCAATAACAACTCCAGAAGAATTTTCTGAATCTTGAACTGATAATTTAATATCTAATGTTACTGGAGAATCACCAAACCCTCTCATATGCATAGAAAAATAAGCTACTTTATTATCTTTAAGATAAGGGATAAAAGTAGAAGGACCAGCAAATAATGCTTCTTCATTGACAGGAATTCCTCTGATATCGTTTTGCGCTCTAATAACATTTTCCTTAGAAACTTTCTTATGTTTTAGTCTAGTTTGAACCATCATATTATTAAAATCGCAATTTCCACCAACATTCAATTGTTGATGAAAATCAACTTGCATACCTCTACTAAACGCCAATTCTTGAAGCATTTGTGATAAAACAGAAGCTCCGAATTGTGATTTCATATCAGAACCAATGTAAGGGATATTAGCTTCGACAAACTTAGTTTCCCATTCCGGATGGTTTACTGTTAAAACTGGAATACAATTTAAGAAAGAAATTCCATGTTCAATACACTTATTAGCCCAATATTCTGTAGCTTGTTGAGAACCGACAGGAAGATAATTAATTATAATTTCTGCCTTACATTCAAGTAAAATTTTATCAATATCTGAAACGTCTTCATTAGAAATTCTAAAACCATATTTTTCTGGTTGAGTTGACATATATTCAGATACTCCATCAAATAATGGACCCATTTCTACTATAGGGCCATCTGGTACATCTGAACAAAATATTCTAGCGCAATTTGGATGAGCAAAAATAGCTTCTCCTACCGGCCTTCCGACCTTACGGCGATCAACATCAAAAGCAGCTACAATTTGTATATCGGCTGGATGATATCCACCAATTCTTGAGAACATAACTCCTGGAATGGAAGACCCTTCATTATCTTCGTCATGATCTTTATAATATTCTAATCCTTGATATAGAGCAGAAAAACAATTCCCTACACCAACTACAGCAACTTTAATTTTTTTTGACATAAATAATCCTATCATTTTAAAAGTAAATTATACTATACTTTAATCAAAAAATAAACTCATATCGTTTTTATTAATATAATTAATTTTTATAGCCTTTTCTATTACTAACGTTAATCTTTCATAAGAAGATTTTCCTGAAAAATATTCACAAGTTATTTTACATATAGATTTTTCCTTTCGATATCAACTGATTTTATATTTTTAATATTTACACATATTCCGATTTAGATCCAGATAAATGTATCAACGATTGATAATCCATTGCAAACGAAGTAGCTTCTTTCATAGCATGATTTATTTTTATTATATAATAAAACAGGCACGCCGTAAAGATTTGCTTCATCAGGTACCACTTTAATTAGGATTTTATCATTGATTGTACCGCTCCCATAATCAATTTTTCGGAATATGGCGTTTATTTTTAATCTATTATAACTATTTTTTATAAAGGATTAATCCATTTCGGCGTGGTTAATATATCAGTTTTAAAAGTTGAAGAATTATTTTTTATATAAGGAACTTCTATATTATCATCTGTCCATAATTCTTTTACAATATTTTTATTAATATCTTCTTCAATTATATCATAAACGTTAGGCATATCGTCATATAATTCATTCATATTTAATAATAAACCAAGTTCTCCAAAAATTGAATTATACCAATTATTATATACGCATCCTTTTATATACCCTGGTTGATCTCTTAAAGCTTTTCTAAATCTAGACCAATCAATTTCCGGCCAATTTTCTCTGTAATATAAATATCTACTTACCGCATCTCCGGACGAATGTCCTGGATATTCTTTAGAACCGTTTTCGTTAAAAAGTCTTTTATACTGACACCAAATTGATTCTTTCCTAAAAGAATCAATTCTAAACCCAGAAAAAATTTCTGCTTTTGAAGTATATTCCATCAATAATTCTTTTGCCCAAAGAATGTCTTTTTCTTCGCAAACATAATTACCATATTTGCCTACTAATTTATTTGTATTATTAGTATAAAAACATAAACCGTTCCAAATTGATTGTAATGAAGAATCGTTATTCGGCGAATAGCCGTCTAACATTATATCGTTTGGATCTATAGGTAAATCTAATAGATCATGAAGCGCTTGCATAGTTATCCAACCAGTCATTCTCCCATATTTATACAAAGATAATATTTCTGAATAAAGAGCTTTAAAATTTGCCTTTTCATTATCGTAAACTAAAATTTTATTAAATTTAGATTCAAAAGTGTCTTTACCTAACCATGATTTTATTGACTCTACTTGTTTAGAAAAATGTCCTTTATTATATCTAGCGTCAGTACCGTATGTAGTTCTTTTCCAATTTTTAGAATTCCAATTTTCTATTTCTTTTATATTAAACTCGTGAATATTTCTGAAAGTTTCGGAATAAGCGAAAGCTTGCGGAGTTCTGTATGTCATACCAAATAATAAAGAAAACCAAGCTTTTTCTTCAAAATTATAATTTTCGCATAAAGTTTTACAATAGTGCGTGTGGTCTAAATCGTTAGAAAGAACTCTCCATTTAAAATATCTATTGAACAATTCAATTCTATTTTCTGGAATTTTCCAATCTAAAAACTCTACATTAGGGTTACTAAGTCTATAAAATAAAAAATTATTTTTAGATCTTTCTATTTCAATAAATTTACTCACAAATAAAATCCTCAAAAGATATTTTATTAAAAGTGTTATCATATAAAGATTTGTGATATTTAATCGCTAAATCTTTACCGTTTTCTCTTTTCAATAAAAAATCTAACCATTCTTTTGAATCCCACATAGAAGGGGAAATACCGTTCCATAAAGGTCTCCATTCTGTATGATTTTTATTCAACCTTCTAGATTCTATAAACTCAAACCTCGCTTCTTCGTATTCTTTTGAACCAAGTTCTAGCATTTTTTCTCTAAAATAACAAACAACAGAATATCTTTCTGCGCCTTTTTCATCTAAAACGATAGGAGTGTTTCCGTGAATACCGCCGTGATTATTAATTAATAATAAATCTCCAGGGCGAATATTAACTGCTACTCTAAATTCTGGAAGAATTAAATAACCTCCAGAATATTTTTTTCCATTTGTTAATACTGACAGATTACTAAACCCTTCTTGTAAATCTCCAGCATCTCTATGAGCAGCGGTTCTGAAAGACTTATTTACTGTAATTGTCGTAAATACTGTATCAGTAACATGAAACGCTGGATCTATTTTGTCCACGCAAGATTTTTGAACTCCCCAACGCCTGGGAAGAAGTTGAGAAAACGCATTTGATAATTTTTGTAGAAATGGATAAGATTTTTGGAATTTTTCCATGTTTCTTTCAGTATAAGCAGTAGCTCTACCGTAAGGAATTCTAGGATATCTATCAAACCATCCAGCAACTCCAGAGAAAACTGGTGCTGCGTAATTTGTGTCTGATATTAATTTTCTAACTCTCTCCGCTTCGGATTTTTTTTCTTTTTCTGAGAGATCTTTAACTTCTTCTACCCATTCATCAAAATTAAAGTTTTCAGCTTTTGCTTTTGAAGTTAACCAAACGCAACCTCTGGTGGAAACTTGTTCCTTTGCGTTTTTATGTTTATTCTTTATTTCTTCTATAATATCTTCGTCATATAAACCTGGAGATGGTGGATTTGTGAAATAATCCAATATATCTAATTGATATTCAGTAACCCAATCCCTTCCTTGTAGTTTATCTCCCCTTGGACCAGCTGCAAGCCCTCTATTTTGAGATTGACCAGCAGCCCCCTTTAACCCTTCTAGGGCGTTTAATTGTTCTTCTTCAGTAAAGAAATTTTTTCTAAAAATAAAAATAACTTTATCTTCATCAATCCCTTTTGGACAAGACGAGCAGCTTTGATCTCCGCATTCGGTTCTTTCTTCTATTCCACAAGAAGGCGGAGCAAAAAAATTACAATCTTCATTAATAAGTTCATCGTAATGAGATTCGTCCAAAAATTGACCCAGTAAATGCTCACAATCTATTTGTTCTTTTGCTACTATAGTTCTCATATCTACCTCTGTAAAATTACAAAAATATTATACCTCGAAAATTATTTTTGTAAATACCTAAATACTTTTATTTAGAATAATTTTTATGACATCAACAAGAAATCCACAAAATACTAATTATTTACAACCTACAAAATTCCAAGTAATTTTTCCAAGAATTTCTTCTGCAACATATTTTTGTCAAGATATAGCTATTCCTGGAATATCTTCAAGTCCAGCAAGACAAAATAATCCATTCGTTGATTTATATAGACCTGGAGATAAATTGGATTATAGCTCATTTATTATGGAATTTATAGTGGATGAAGAATTATGGGCTTGGGAAATTATTCATGATTGGATGCGAGGATATTCTTTTCCTCACGATTTTGATGAATATAGAAACTTAAATAAATTGTCCGAATTTAGTTTACCTGGATTAAATAGAAAACCTCAATATTCTCAGGGAGAATTAACAATACTATCAGCTCTTAATAATGCAAAATTCAAAATAAAATTTATTGATATGTTCCCTGTATCTTTATCCTCTGTTAAATTCAGTACAACAGCAAGCGCAGACAAACCTATGACAGCAACAGCGGAGTTTAAATATCAGCTATATAATATAGAAAGGGTTTAATAGTGGAGTTTATATTATGGTTAAATTGGAAGAGCTTTTGGAATTATGGAATCAAGATTCTAGCGTAGATGAATCAAATATCGGAGGGGAACTGCTAAAAATACCTCAATTACATTCAAAATATTTGAAAGTATTGAATGAACATAAATTAGCATCAATTCGTTGTAAATTCGAATACGATAAGATGAAGAATATAAAAACCGAATATTATCTAGGTCATTTAGATAAAGAAACTCTTGATGAGTATGGATGGGAGCAATTTGATATTAGGGTTGGTACAAAAAATAACGTTGAAAGATATATTGCCTCCGATGATCAATTAATAAAAATAATACAGAAAAAATCTTATCATGAACAGGTCGTTTACACTTGCGAACAAATTTTAACCGAATTAAAAAACAGGTCTTGGCAATTAAAAACTTTCGTTGACTATCAAAAATTCTTATCTGGTGCATAATGGCTGATATATTATTACAAAAGAAAAATGAATCCTATATCACCATATCAGCGGAACAATCTACTTTACAAGAACTTCAAGATTCTTTTACTTTTTTTGCTGAAGGATATAAATTTAATCCGAAATATAAATCCAAAATGTGGGATGGAAAAATAAGATTATTGAAAATAACTAATAGAAATAGGGGAGAAATATATTTCGGTTTAATTAATCAAATAATTTCTTTCTGTAAATCTAGAGATTATACTGTAGAACTTGATGAATCTTTAAAATCGAAAAGTAGTATAACTGAAAAAGATTTAGACGAATATTTAGATCATATAAGAGAAGGGCTTAAAAACGCTAATATTGAAATTAGAGATTATCAATACATAGGGTACACTTCTTCGATTTTAAAAAAACGTCAACTAGTATTAAGCCCAACATCTTCGGGTAAATCTTTGAATATATATTTAATATGTAAATATTTTTCCGATAAAGGGCTTAAAGGTTTAATAGTAGTTCCGACCGTATCTCTTGTTCATCAAATTACCGATAATTTCAGAGAATATTCTGAACATAACGGATGGAACGCTGAAAGTAATATTCATAACATTTATACAGGCCAAGAAAAAGATACCAACAAATTAATTACAATTTCTACTTGGCAATCTCTACATAACATAAAAAATGAAAAATTTTTTCACCAATATGATTATGTTATTGTTGATGAAGTTCATACAGCTAAAGCAGTTTCTCTAACAAATATTTTAGAAAAATGTATCAATGCTTCTTATAGAATAGGTTTTACTGGAACGTTGGATGGATTAAAAGTTAATGAAAAAACTTTGATAGGTTTATTTGGTCCAATTAATAAATTGATAACGACCAAAGAGTTGATGGATCGTAAACAAGTTGCGGCATTTAATATAAAATGTTTAGTTCTAAAATATGATAAAGAAACTTGCAAAACTTTAAAAAAATACAAATATCAAGACGAAATAAAATATCTTATAACTAATGTTAAAAGAAATAATTTTATAAAAAATTTAGCCTTTTCTATGGAAAAGAATACTATAATTCTATTAAATTTCGTAGAGACTCATGGCAAAGTCATATATGAACTATTATTAAATTCAAAACATCGTAACGGGCGTAATATATACTTTATACATGGAGGGGTTGACGGAGAAGAAAGAGAAAGGATTCGTAAAATAATGGAAACTGAAACTAATGCTATTGTTGTAGCATCTAGTGGAACTATGAGTACCGGAGTTTCTATAAAAAATTTACATAACATAATTTTTGCAATTTCTGGAAAAAGTCGAATACGGAACCTACAATCTATAGGAAGAGTCTTAAGATTACATGAAGACAAAGATTCTGCTACATTATATGATATAGCAGATAATTTATCAATAGGAAAACACCAAAACTTTTCATTGATACATTTCTTAGAAAGAATAAAAACTTACAACCAAGAACAATTCGATTATAAACTAATAAACGTGGATTTTACTCAAGGATGAATATGAACTCTATAAAAATGATTAGATTAAAAGGCGGCGAAGATATTATTTGCTTTACTGAAACCGATAAAACAAAGGTTAAAGTTAAATATCCTTTGAATGTTTATATAAATTTCAATACAAAAACCATGACTCAAGAATTGATTATGAATTTTTGGCTTCCTATTAATATTGTTGAAGAAAATACTGCAGTATTACCAATGAATGAAATTTTATTGATTTTAGATGTAAAAGAAGAATTTAAAGAATATTATCTTAATTTTTTGGACGATTACGATTGTAATGAAAAATCAGAAGATAAAGATGAATTTAAATTGATGTTAGAAAACTTAGATGCTAAGCATAATAAATTACATTAACCTCAAAGGGGTACATAGTTATTCTGTACTATTTTCAAAAAAAAGTAAAGCCCTCTCAAAAAACTTTACTTTATATTATATTTAAGGTATAATTGAATATTGTAAAAATTTTAATGGAATGGAATAGAATATGGAAAATCATTATATTAATAATTTGGATTTCTTAGCTGCTTTAGTTGAATATAAAAAATTATCAGAAGAATCTAAATTGAATAATTCTCCTAAACCAAAAATACCGAATTATATTGGTGAGTGTTTTTTGAAACTCGCTTATAACTTATCAAAGAAACCTAATTTTTGTATGTACACATATAAAGACGAAATGATTTCTGATGCCATAGAAAATTGTATAATGTATTTTGAAAATTTTAATCCTGATAAATCTTCTAATCCATTCGCTTATTTTACTACGGTTTGTTGGTGGGCTTTTGTTAGAAGAATTGATAAAGAGAAAAAACAACAGTATGTGAAATACAAAGCTACAGAAAATTTTGGAATTTTAGATGAAGAAGAATTATTAGAACTCGGGGATGGTACTATAAATCAAATTCAAATATATGATAATTTATATGAATTTATTGAAAAGTATGAAAGCGCAGTTAAAGAAAAAAAAGGAATTGCTAAAAAACGTAAGGGAATTGAAAATTTTATATAAGGAGAAATCTTGAATGAATATACTTATAAAAAGGGCTATTGTTATATTTGTGACCGTTTTTTTGGTCGTGAGTATATACAATAGTTCAACAAATAATCAAACTGGTATGGAAGGATATAATCCGTCTTATACAAGATTTATATCGACAGTTAATAATGATGGAATACTTAAAGTAGTTTTAAAAAATATTAACGGAGGAATTACTCAAATTCGAGTGGTAGCTAAAACTGGTGAAGAGTATATGGTAAATGCTCCAGCAAACGACCCTCAACTAATCAATGATCTATTAAAGCATAAAGTTGACGTTTCTGTTCCTTTACCAGAATCTAGGAATATATTTTTTGAAATCTTTATAAATTCTATTCCTGTATTATTACTAATAGCAGTTTGGATTTATGTTCTTAATAGGCAAAACCCAAATAGATTTGGGGCTGGAAAATCTAATGCCAAATTACTAGTCGCTGACCCAAATAATACCACCAAATTTGATGATGTTGCTGGATGCGACGAAGCTAAAGAGGAAGTTAGAGAGATCGTTGATTTCTTGAAAGATCCTGAAAAATTTAATCGACTCGGCGGTAAAATTCCAAGAGGGATTCTTTTAACAGGAGAACCAGGTTGCGGTAAGACTCTATTAGCTAAAGCTATTGCTCATGAAGCTGGAGTTCCTTTCTATTCTATTTCTGGCTCAGACTTCGTTGAAATGTTTGTTGGCGTCGGCGCTTCTCGAGTTAGAAATATGTTCGAGGAAGCTAAAAAGAATTCTCCTTGCATTATTTTTATTGATGAAATTGATGCTATTGGTAAATCTAGAAGTAATGCTGTGGTAGGTAATGACGAAAGAGACCAAACTCTAAATGCTCTATTAGTAGAGATGGATGGGTTTGATACTAAAACCGGAGTTATTATAATCGCTGCCACAAATAGACCAGAAATTTTAGATCAAGCATTACTAAGACCAGGAAGGTTTGATAGAGAAGTTACAGTATCATTGCCTGATGTAGTTGGAAGAAAACAGATTCTAGAAGTACATTCTAAGGGTATTCCGTTAGGCGAAGATGTGGATTTTTCTTTTATTGCTAGAGGAACTTCTGGATTCTCTGGAGCTGAATTATCTAATATAGTAAACGAAGCTTCTATCCTAGCTTCTAGAGAAGGTCTTGAATTTGTTGAAATGAAACATTTCGAAAAGGCTAAAGATAAATTATTGATGGGTGTAGAGAGAAAATCTTTCTTAATGTCAGAAGAAGAAAAGAAGATGACAGCTATTCACGAAGCTGGACATGCTGTTGTTGGATATTTTATGCCTGAACACGATACTATCTATAAAGTTTCTATTATTCCTCGAGGAAGAGCTTTAGGTATTACTATGTTTTTACCTGAAAAGGATACCGTTTCTATTTCCAGAAAAAAGTTAGAAGGTCAAATTGCTTCTTTGTACGGCGGTAGAATAGCAGAAGAATTATTTGCTGGATTTGATTCTATCACTACTGGAGCAAGTAATGATATTGAACGCGCAACTGAACTTGCTTCTAGAATGATAACTGAATGGGGAATGAGTAAGAAACTTCCTCCTATTAAATATGTAGAAGATGGTAATGGGTTTATGGGCGGCGGAGTTCAATTTAAATCGGGTATGGAAGAATCTGCCGGATTAGTCCAAAAAGAAATTGAATCTTTGATTAATAAAAATTATTCTACTGCTGAAAAATTGTTAAAGAAAAATTGGGACAAAGTTTTGAATATTGCTGATTTATTGATGGAAAAAGAAACTATTGATTTCAGCGAAATTGAAGCAATTATGACATCTTAATATGAAGTGTGCAATACTCGGAGATACCCATTTTGGAGTAAGAAATGGGTCAAGATCTTTTAATGAATATTTTGAAAAATTTTATAGTAAGGTATTTTTCCCTTACTTATTAGAAAACGATATTAAACGAGTAATACAATTAGGGGATATTTTTGATAATAGAAAACAAACCCATCTACAAGGTTTGTTTGAGTGTAAAAAATATTTTTTCGATAAATTCGAAGAATATGATATAGAACTACTTGTTCTTATTGGTAATCACGATTCTTTCTTTAAAGATACTATATCTATAAATTCCCCTAAATTGTTGTTGCAGGAATATTCTAAAATTAAAATTATCGAAGATCCTTCGTTTGTTGAAATAGTTCCTAATACAGAAGCTTTGATTCTTCCATGGATTTGTAAAGACAATTATTATTCTTCCATGGATAAAATTAAAACGAGCAAGACTGACGTTTGTTTTGCTCATTTAGAACTTAAAGATTTTGCTATGTATAAAGGAATTATTTGCGAAGAGGGTATGGACGCGAATATTTTCGATGGATTTGAATATGTTTTTACGGGTCATTATCATCATAGATCGAATAAAAATAACATATATTATCTAGGAACTCCTTATGAGTTGACTTGGCAAGACGATTCTGATCCGAAAGGGTTTCATATATTCGACCTACATAATAGACAACTAGAGTTTATTAAAAATCCTTATAAAATGTTTAATAAGGTGTATTATGATGATTCTTTAAACGAAGTAGAAATAAAAAATCAAATAGAAAATTTTGAACTAGACAAATATTCAAATTCTTATATAAAAGTTATAGTACAAAATAAGAAAAATCCTTATTTGTTTGACCTTTTTATAGATTCTATATATAAAATAAATCCAATAGATTTAGTCATCATAGAAGATGTTTCTGACGTTTTGAACGAAGAACTCAACGACGTTGATGAAAGCGAAGATACCTTGACTATATTAAACAAATATATAGATAATATCAAAACCCAAGATATAGATTCGAATAAACTTAAAAATATATTAAGTTCCTTATATAATGAAGCGGTAAATTTAGATTCAGTATGATTTTATTTTCCAAAGTCCGAATGAAAAATTTCTTCTCAGTAGGGAATTCCCCTATTGAGATTAACCTAGATAGTCATAGAAAAACTCTCGTAATAGGCAAAAACGGAGCATCAAAAAGTTCTTGTATTTTAGATTCTATCGTTTTTGCTTTATATGGAAAACCTTTTAGAAAAACGAATAAACCCAATATAGTTAATTCAATCAATAAAGGTGAATTATTAGTTGAATTGTATTTTTCTATAGGTAGTAGGGAATATAAAATAGTACGAGGAATAAAACCTAATATATTTGAAATATATTGTAATAATGTTCTGGTAAATCAAGACGCAAAAAATAAAGACTACCAAGAATATTTGGAAAAATATATTCTTAAGGTAAACTACAAATCTTTTATTAACGTTGTAATTCTTGGTTCGGCTAGATATAATCCATTTATGCAGATGCCAGCTGCCGATAGAAGAACAATTATAGAAGAATTGCTGGATATACAAATATTCTCTTCAATGAATGTTTTAGTAAAAGAAAAACTATCAAAAATAAAAGAAGAAACGAATAAATTAAAATATTCTATTGATTTAACTAAAGAAAAAATAGAATTACAAAAACAAAATATAGAAGAATATAAACAAAATAAAAAAGAACAAATTCAAGAAAAGAAATCGGAAATAGAAAAATCAAAACTCCAAATAAAATCTTTAGAAAACGATATAGTCCTTATACAAAAACATATAGACGTTTTAAAAGAAAAGATTACTGATAAAAATTCTATAGAAAGTAAAAAACAAAAATTGATTTCTATAGAAACTAAATTGGAATCTAATCTGAAAAGAATAAAGAAAGAAAAAGAATTTTATAACGACCACGATAATTGCCCTACTTGTAAGCAATCCATCGACGAAAATTTTAAGAGTACACAGATAAATTTAGGGGAATCTAAACAACAAGAGTTAAAATCTGGTTTAGAAAAATTAGATGAAGAAGTTAATAAAATACAAACAAGATTGAATATAATAGAATCTGTAAATAATAATATCTTAAGTCATCAATCCGAAATAGTTAAAATTAACGCTTCTATAATAGCAATACAAAAATACATAAAAAAAGAAATGAGTTCTATATTAGAACTTACTGAGAATTTTTCTAATATAGAAACTAATAATGATAAATTGAAATTGCTGATTGAAGAATTAAAGTCTTTAATATCTGATAAAGAAGAATTATCCAATACCAAAAAATATTACGATTTTTCTGCTGTTCTTTTAAAAGATGGAGGAATAAAAACAAGGATAGTTAAACAATATCTTCCTATTATGAATAAATTGATTAATACATATTTATCTAAAATGAATTTTTTCGTAAATTTTAATATAAACGAAAATTTTGAGGAAGTTATTAAAAGTAGGCATAGAGATGAATTCAAATATGAAAATTTTTCCGAAGGAGAAAAATTAAGAATAGATCTATCTATATTATTCGCCTTCAGGCAAATAGCTAAAATGAAAAATTCAGTAAATACGAATCTTTTGATTATGGATGAAATATTGGATGGTTCTTTAGATCTGGAAGGAGCGGATCAGTTTTTTGATTTAATAGATACTTTAGACCAAAAAACTAATATAATTGTAATTTCTCATAGAGGAGATCAGATTGGAGATAAATTTGATAGAACTCTGAAATTTGAAAAAAAGAAAAACTTTACTAAAATGACTGAACTAGGGTAAAATACATGAGCATGATAACCATTGATACTGACGAAGTTTTGTTGGACCGAGCTATTAAATTAGAGTATGAACCGTATTCTCTGGTTCCTGAAGACGATCCTATTTTAAAACAAGAAGCTGCTTTATTTCGTTTTGATGAAGATATTAACGCGCAGGAATTATCTATCAGATTAATAGAGACTTTGAGAAAACATAGAGCTTATGGATTAGCTGCTCCTCAATGCGGAATTCCTTATAAAGTTTTTGTTATGGGATTTGGAGAAGAATATATTACGATGTTTAATCCAGAGATAATATATACTTCAGAAAAAACGGTTCACTTAGAAGAAGGTTGTTTAAGTTTTCCTTTTATGATTTTATCTATAACTAGACCAAAAGAAATAAAAGTTAAATTCAGTAATGAGTCTGGAGAAATTCAAGAGATGTTTTTAGATGGTATTTCTGCTAGGGTCGCTCAACACGAAATAGATCATTTAAACGGGATTACGTTTAATACACTAGCAAAACCTTTGGCTTTAAAAAGTGGATTGAAAAAAAGGGAAAAGTATGTGAAAAGATTTGCTATAAATACGGCGATTAAGCAAACTATTGGACAAAGGGCGTCGTAATTTTACTATATATTATTTTATAAAGAGGGTTGGTTAATGAAAATTCAGATTTCTGCTGATGAAATGAAAAAGAAAAGTCTTTTTGTGGGGATGCCTTGTTATGGAGGTATGATGACAGGAATGACTGCAAAAAGTCTATTAGACCTTCAGAGCGTATTATCACAATACGGAGTTGAAGTTAGGTTTAGTTTCCTGTTTAATGAATCGCTTATCCAAAGGGCAAGAAACTATATTGCAGATGAGTTTCTTAATAGGACTAATTGTACTCATTTGATGTTTATTGATGCTGACGTCGCATTTAACCCTCAAGATGTTGTTGCTCTGTTAGCTCTAGATAAAGAAATTATTGGTGGACCATATCCAAAGAAAAGTATTGAATGGAACCAAATTCATAGAGCAGTACAAAGGAATCCAAACCTTCCTGCGCAAGAATACGAAAAGCTTGCTGGTAGTATGGTTTTCAATCCAGTCGGCGGTACTGAAAAGTTCTGTATAACTGAACCTTTACCTGTTATGGATTTAGGTACGGGGTTTATGCTTATCAATAGAAAAGTTTTTGAGAAATTCCAAGAAGCTAATCCTAAGCAAATGTACAAACCAGATCATGTTGGTACTGCTCATTTTGGAGGCGATAGAGAAATTTGCGCATTTTTTGATTGTGTTATTGATGAAAAGTCAAAGAGATATTTGTCTGAAGATTATTTCTTCACTCAAAAATGTAGGGAACTTGGAATTGATTCTTGGTTATGCCCTTGGATGCAATTATCTCACACAGGAACTTATATTTTCAGCGGTAATCTTCCAGCAATTGCTCAACATTTAGGTGAACTCTAAAATGAAACATTCTCATTATTATAAAAAAGTTCCTGGTAAATATATTGATGTTTATAGGGTACTAGATTTATTTGAGGTGACAGATCCTTGTATCCAGCATGCAGTAAAAAAATTATTGGTTGCTGGAAAACGAGGAGTTAAGGGTCTTGATAAAGACGTTCAAGAAGCTATTGACTCATTGACTCGATGGCAAGAAATGCGAATAGAAGAAGAAAATGATAAGTTGGAAGAATTTTTTCTTCTATAATACTGAGTGAGCGAGCTTTACTCTTTTTCCGTTTTGAGGTATAATATTTTTTCGTTATATATGAGGTGAAATAAATGAAATTGTCTAATGAAACTTTAACAGTCCTGAAGAATTTTTCTACGATTAATTCTGGGATTTTATTTAAGGCGGGTAACGTAATTTCTACGGTATCTCCACAAAAGAACATTCTTGCTGATGCGCAAGTATCCGAAAATATTCCCCAAACTTTTGGGGTTTATGATCTAAATAATTTTCTATCAGTGATCTCTTTGTTTAAAGAAGGGGCCGAATTAGAATTTGATTCTAAGCATGTTTTTATTAAAGGTTTGGGCGGTCGATCTAAGATTAAGTATCGCTTTACTGATCCATCAATGATTGTTGCTGCTCCGGATAAGCGTCCAAACCTTCCATCAGTTGATGTTGAATTTAATCTTACCGAAGAAGATTTTAATTGGATTCTACGTTCGGCTAATGTTCTAGGTTCTCCTAATATCGCAATCGAAAGCGATGGAGTTGAGGTTAATATTTCAACTTTCGATTCCAATGATGATTCTGCTCATACAAATTCAGTTTCTCTTTCTTCGGTAGCTGCTACAGGAAGTCCTTATAAACTGATTTTTAAAACTGAAAACCTGAAGATGCTTCCTGGAAACTATAAGGTAGAGATTTCTTCGAAGGGTATTGCTAAGTTTATTGGTGAAACTAATAACCTAGTTTATTTTGTTACCCTTGAAACTTCCTCTACATACTAAGGAGATATTTTATGAGCAAGACCGTAGCTTCTACATTTGGAACTTTTACTCAACAAGAACTTGATGTCCTTAAAAAAGGGCTTAAAGAACTATCTGACGTTATGTCTATGATGGATAGTCAGAGAGAAGTATTGAAGGATATTATTAATTCAGTTCATGATGAATTGAAAATTCCAAAGAAAATAATTCGTAAGATGGGGGTAACTTACCATAAGAAGAATTATAATGAAGTTGTAGCTGAGCAAGAAGAATTTGAATTGTTATATGAAGGAATAGTACAAGAAAACTCTTAATTTTTTGTTGGCCATGGATGGCTATTTTGATTATTTTTATATTATGAGGTTTTTATGTTAGATGATGATAAATTTGCATGGGAAGAAAAATATCGACCAAAGAGCGTTTCTGAATGTATCTTGCCGGATGATATTAAAAGTACATTTCAGGCTTATGTGGATAATAAAAACATTCCAAACCTATTTCTTTTTGGAAGAGCTGGAGTTGGTAAAACTACTGTAGCTAAGGCGATGTGTGAAGAAATTGGTTGTGATTATTTATTTCTTAACGGAAGTTCTGAAAACGGTATTGATACTTTCCGAAATAAAATCACCAATTATGCTTCTTCAGTTTCTCTTTCTGGAGGTAAGAAGGTAATTATCATAGATGAATCAGACGGATTAACTAAAAATCTATTTGATGCTCTTAGGGCTGGCGTAGAATCATTTCATAAAAATTGTACTTTCATTCTTACAGGAAATTACAAGAATAAAATTCCGGCTCCAATGTTTTCTAGATTTACCGAAGTAGATTTCACTATAAACAAAACGCAAAAGAAATCTATTATCACTCAATTCTTCAAGAGGGTATGTAATATACTAGAACAAGAAAACGTTGAGTATGATAAGGAAACTCTAGCGGTACTAGTAAACAAATATTATCCAGATAACAGAAAAACTTTAGTAGAACTCCAAAGATATTCTTTAAATGGTAAGATTGATACTGGTATTCTTTCTCAAGTTGGTGATATTCAACTCAAGGATCTAATTAAACATTTAAAAGAAAAGAATTATTCAGGAACTAGAGAATGGGTAGTTAATAACCTAGATAATGATCCTAATACAATTTATCGTAAAATTTACGACGGTTTGTATGATTTTTTGAAGCCTTCTTCTATTCCTCAGGTAGTTTTAGTAATAGCAAAATATCAATATCAAACTGCTTTTGTTGCTGATCCAGAAATTCAATTATTGGCGTTTTTAACAGAAATTATGATTGATGCGGAGTGGAAGTAATGGATTTATTTAAAGATTTACTTCCATCTATTCTGAAAAATAAAGAACACTTATTAAATTCAGAGGATACAGAAAAAGAATATACACCTTTTGTTGTTAATAAATCATTATCTCAACATATTGATTGTATTTTCTTATCCAACGAAATGAATATGAATCATCATTTAGACAATAAACTTCAATATGATTTTTATTTTCATTCAGTTAAACCATATAAACGGAATTACGAAAAATGGTTTAAGTATAAAGAAACTAAAGAAATAGAACAAATAAAAGAATATTATAATTGTTCATCTATAAAAGCTAAGGGGATATTATCTGTATTAACTCCGGAACAATTAAAAATCATTCAATCTAAATTAGATAAGGGTGGAAAAGCTATAAATAATAAATAATTATATTGTTTATTATTTTTGGAGATAATTTTTATGAAGGACGATATTTTTGGCGGATATGGAGTAGAAGTAAAATTAGATAATGAAGAAGCATTTTTGAAAATAAAGGAAACGTTAACAAGAATAGGCGTTGCTTCTAGAAAAGAAAAAACTTTATTTCCTAGTTGTTATATTTTACATAAAAGAGGTTTATATAGGATTGTTCATTTTAAAGAACTTTTTGCTATTGATGGAAGACCATCTGATATTTCTGAAAACGATTTAGCTCGAAGAAATACAATTACAAAACTTTTACAAGATTGGGAATTATTAAAGATTGTAGATGAAAATGTAATAAAAAATAATTTAGTAGATTTAAGTCAAATTAAAATCTTAACTTATAAAGAAAAGTCAGAATATGAAATTAAACATAAATATTCTATTGGTAATAAGAAAAATAATTGATTTATATAAATAGTTATACCCATCGGGATGGGCTTACAGACGCCGAATAAGGTAAGTAAAATATTTTCGGCAATTCTTCTGCCTTCGGGAGAAGAAATTTTAATATAAACTCGCTTAATAAGGAGAAATAATATGACACACGCATATGGCAAAAGCCTTCTACCATCAACTGTTGGATTTGATCGTTTACTTACTACTATCGATGAATTTGATAGAATGTTCGGAAACGTAAAAACTCCGACTTATCCCCCATACAATATTGTTAAATTTGATGATGATAATTACGAAATCCAAATAGCTGTAGCTGGATTCGATAAAAACGATATTGTAATAGAAACAAATAGAGACGTTCTTACTGTTAACGGGGTTTCTCAAAAATCAGAAACCGAAGTTAATTATTTACATCACGGTTTAGCTGCTAGAGATTTCAGACATACCTTCAGATTATCTGATACTGTCATCGTAAATTCTGCAGATATAGTAAATGGTGTTTTGAAGATCAGTCTCGAAAACGTAATTCCTGAGGCAAAAAAACCCAGGAAAATTCCTATCGGAAAACTCGAACAGACTCTCTTGGTAGAGTAAAATATAATAAAGGGGGGAAACCCCCTTTATTTTTCTTGTGATTTATTATATAATAGTCGTTCTATTTGAACTTGAGGTATTTTATGAGCAATATTAAATTTATGTATGTCCGGAATCCTTGGAAAAAACGCGACATCACGATTGTTTCTGATATAGTAGAATCGGAAGGGAAAGTATTTGTAAAAACTGGTTGGGCGTTTAGATCCAATCACGATAAATTTGTAAAAAAAGAAGGAAGGAATCTTGCCCTAAAAAGACTGAATTCTTCTGATGAAGATTATAGCGAAGTTTTAGAAATTGGAAAGAAAAATTATTATGATATAGCTTTAGTCATTTTAAGTCATATCTATAACAAATATTCTACTCCTAGAAAATATTTAAATGATATTTCTTGGGAAATACAGTATTGCTTAATGAACTCTAATATTTCATCAAAAAAAGAAGTTAATGAAACCCAAGCTGATTGATTATTATATTGATATTGCGCATAGAACCTCGCGATTATCTAGCGCTGAAAAATTGAAAGTAGGTGCTATTCTAGTTAAAAACGATAATATAATTTCTTTTTCTTGGAATGGCACCCCTAGAGGATGGGATAATAATTGCGAAGATAAAGTTTGGATGAATGAAGATTCTGGACCTTGGATCGAACCTGAATATATAGAAAAGACTTGGCCTTTCGTAGAATATAGCACCGAAAAATTTGCTAACGAAAAGGAACCTGCTATTATAGGTAGATATTATCTAAAGACGAAACCTTACGTTAGTCATGCAGAAGAAGCTATGTTAATGAAGATCGCTTCTTCCGATCAATCTTCAGAGGGTGCTTCTTTGTTTTGTACTCATTCTTGCTGTATGAGTTGCGCTAAATTAATATATGGAGCTAAAATAAAAGATTTCTATTATACACAAGAATATAGAAGCCCTGATGGTATACAATTTTTGAAAGAGTGTGGAATTAAAACATATAAAATAGAGAGGAAAATATGAATATTAAGAGTTTGAAATTAGTTACTGGAGAAGATATTATTTGCGAATATTCTTCGTCTAATGGTATTGTAACGATGAAAAATCCTGTACAAGCGACTTTGGTTCCTAGCAGAACATCAAACCAACCAAATTTTGGGTTTGCCCCGTTCCCATTGACTTCTAACGATAAAGAGATTACAATAGAAGAAAAATATATTCTATTTGTTTGTGAACCGGCAGAAGAATTTGTAGTACAATATAATTCTATCTTCGGTTCCGGTATTGTAACGCCACCAAAAGGTATAATTCTATAAAAATAATTAGGGGGATTAATGAGTGATTTTTACACAAATGCTAAACAATATGGAGACAACATTCTTTATATTGGTTACAAGAATGGAAAAAAGATAAGGACAAAAATACCTTATTCCCCTTCTTTATTTGTTCCTACAAACGAAACTTCTCCATATAAAACCATATATGGAGAAAACCTAAAAAAAGTAAAACCTGGTTCTATAAACAAAGCAAAAGAATTTATCAAACAATACGAAAACGTTGGTAATTTTAGAGTTTATGGTAATACTAGATACGAATATTGTGCGATTTCAGATTTGTTTCCTGATGAAGTTGAATGGGACATCAATAAAATAAGAATAGCTATTATAGATATCGAAGTAGATTCCGATCCTGAATCCGGCGGTTTTGCTAGTGCAGAAAATCCATTTCAACCTATTACTTCTATCGCTCTAAAATTCTTTGGAGAAAATAAGTATTATGTTTTTGGATATTACGATTTTGTTGCTCCCGATAATGTTCATTACATTAAGTGTCAAGATGAATATACATTAATGAAAAAATTCATTGATGTTTGGTCGGTAAATTATCCTGATATTATTTCTGGATGGAACGTAGAAGGGTTTGATATTCCTTATATTATTAACCGTTTCAATAGGATTGTTTCTGAACAAGAAACTCGTAAACTTTCTCCATGGAATATCATTCAAGAGTTTAAGAGTAGAAAGTTTAATCCTAAGTTCAAAAGGTTCGAAGAAGAATTTACTTTTAAGATTATCGGTATTGCTACCCTTGATTATATTGATCTCTATAAAAAATATCAGCCAGGTGGTAATTCTCAAGAATCTTATAAACTAGATAATATCGCTGAAGCTGAGATCGGAGAAAAGAAGATTAGTTATGATGGATCTCTGCATAAGTTATATCAAGAAAATAAACAAAAATTCTATGAATATAATATTCAAGACGTTGCTTTGATTGAAAAACTGGACGAGAAGTGTAAATTATTTTCTTTGGCTTTGACTCTTTCTTATAATTCAAAAACCAATCCAGATGATATTTTCCAACAAACTAAAATGTGGGATTCTTTGGTCTACGATTATCTTAAGAAGAAAGATATTCAACTTCCTCAAAAAGTAATTGGAGAAGGCGAAGATTATGAGGGAGCTTATGTAAAACCAACTAAACCTGGAATGCATAAGTGGGTTGTTACTCTTGATGCTACGAGCCTATACCCTAGTATCATTATGGGTAAAAATATTAGTCCTGAGACCTTAGTGGATCCTTCAGACTATACTGCAGAAATGCGCGCCATTCTTTCTCAGGCAGTTTGCGTTGACAACCTTCTTCAGAAGAAGTTAGATTTATCCAGATTAAAAGATAATAACGTAACTTTAACCCCTAATGGTCAGTTCTTTAGGACTGATAAGAAAGGTTTCCTTCCGGAAATGGTCGAGGTTATGTTTGAAAAACGTCAAATTTATAAGAAAAGAATGATTGAACTTCAAAAAGATTATGAAAGAATAAGTAAAGATAATCCAAAAGATCCAGAGTTAAATCAAATTTCTTTTGATATCGCTAAGTTTAATAATCTACAAAATGCGATGAAACTTTGTCTAAATTCTCTTTATGGTTGCCTTGGTACGAAGTATTTTAGATTCTTTGACGTTAGACAGGCGGAAGCTATTACTTTAGAAGGTCAGTTGTCCAATCGTTGGGTTGCTAATAAGATTAATGATTATTTGAATAAGATTCTTAATACAGATAAAGATTATGTCATTGGCGGAGATACTGATTCTTTATTTCTATCTTTACACGGTTTAGTTAAAAAGATATGTCCTCCTACTATGTCGGCTGATAAGATTGTTCAATTTTTACTAAAATCCGCTAATGATAAAATTCAACCGGAAATTGATATATTTTGTAATGAGTTAACTGAATATGTTAATTCTTATGATAATAAGTTAAAGTATAAGTTGGAAAAGATTTGTTCTAATTCAGTATTTGTTGCTAAAAAAAGATATGCGCTTAATGTTTATTCTAATGAAGGCGTAATCTATAATGAACCTAAGATCAAAGTAACCGGACTTGAAATTGTAAAATCTTCCAGTCCAGCTGTAGTTAGGAAAGCTCTAAAGAATTGCGTGAAGATGATACTAGATGAAGATAAATCTGAGTTACAGCAATTCGTTTCTGAATTTAGGGATAAATTTAATAATTATTCAATAGAAGAAATATCTTTTCCTAGAGGAATTAATGGAATAAACAAATATTACGATTCGGTTTTAATATATAAAAAAGGTACTCCTATTCACGTTAGGGGTTCTATTATATTCAATGAGGTTATTAAAGAGAATAAATTGGATTTTAATTACGAATATATTAAAGATGGGGATAAAATTAAATTTTGTTATTTAAAGATGCCTAATCCGATTAAAGAGAATGTCATTTCTTTTCCTGAGAAGTTACCTAAAGAACTTGACTTATTCAAGTATGTAGATTATGATATGATGTGGGATAAAGTTTTCCTAGAGCCTTTGAAGTCAATTACAGAAATTATTCACTGGGATTTAGAGAAAAAGAATTATCTTGAAGATTTTTTTAGTTAGGTTATATTATGAAACTATTTTCAGATAATGATGATTATTTTCCAATTGATGTTAATAAAATTAAAAGTGATGCAATAAAGGAGTACAAAAATATGAGTGTATTGGAAAAATTAAAGAAGAATACTACAATTAAAGATTCTTCAGTGTTAGCAAAGTCTATGTTCTTTAATGAAAAAGAATATGTTTCGACTTCGATTCCTGTGTTGAATATTGCTTTGTCTGGTAAAGTAGACGGAGGGTTTACTTCCGGATTAACTATGTGGGCTGGCGTATCTAAAATGTTCAAAACTGGATTCTCTTTGCTTATGGCAAAGGCTTATATGGACAAATACCCAGATTCCATCTTAATGTTTTATGATTCTGAGTTTGGTTCTCCTCAAAGTTATTTTAAATCTTTTGGTATTAATTTAGATAGAGTTTTTCACGTTCCTATTGTAAATATTGAAGAATTGAAGTTCGATATTATGCAACAAATTTCTAATATAGAAAGGAAAGATAAAGTTATTATTTTGATTGATTCTATCGGAAACTTAGCCTCTAAGAAAGAAGTTGATGACGCTTTGGATGGAAAATCTGCCGCTGATATGACCAGAGCAAAACAGATCAAAAGTTTATTTAGAATGATTACTCCGCATTTAACTTTAAAAGATATTCCCATGGTAGTTATTAATCATACATATAAAACTATGGAACTTTATGCAAAAGACGTAGTCGGCGGAGGAACTGGTAGTTATTATTCAGCGGATAATATTTACATTCTTGGCCGTCAACAAGAAAAAGAAGGTACTGAACTCTCTGGATATAACTTTATCATTAATGTGGAAAAGTCTAGATATGTTAGAGAAAGGTCTAAAATTCCTATTAATATTTCTTTTGATAACGGAGTTAGTAAATGGTCCGGATTAATGGATATTGCTATTGACCTAGGACATTGTATTAAACCTAAAGTTGGATGGTATTCTAAAGTTAATAAAGAAACTGGAGAGGTAGAAGATAAACTGTATCGTTTAAAGGATACAAATAATAAAGATTTTTGGGAACCAATTTTAAATAGTAAGGTGTTTCAGGATGACGTATACAACAATTACGGCATTTCTTCTCGCTCTATTATTTCTGACGATGATATTGCTGAAGAATTTTCTAAAGACGTGGAAATCGAAGAATATGAAGGAGAAGAATATGTTTGATTATAAAGAAGGTGTGGATTTTAAATTACTTGTTTCGGAGAGCGATAGCGAGGCTGTGAATATAGAACTCAGTTCCGGTCCTTTTCAAGGAGTCGTTTATAGTTACGGCAAAGTTACTACACAAGAAATAAAAGATAAGGAAGAAGCGTATCTTACTTTTGAATATGACTTAATTGATTCCAATGGTATGGAAGATTTAGAATCTGATGATAATTTTAAAAACCATATTGGTGATATATTAGTTTCTATTATAATGAAAAATCTTCCAGAGGGAGAATAATGAATGAGAATTGAACATGCTATAATAAAGCATTTAATTTATGATGAAGATTATACAAGAAAAGTAATACCATTTATCAAAGCAGAATATTTTTCTGATAGAAACGAAAGACTTATCTACGAAGAAATTAATGATTTCGTTTCTAGATATAATATAAGCCCTACGCACGAGGCGTTAATTATTCAAATAAGCGATAAACAGTTATTTGATGAGGACTTTAAAAATTGTATTTCTATTCTAGAGGAACTAAATTCTTCAAAAGAAGATTTATCTAAACATGAATGGTTGATTGATAAAACCGAAAAGTTTTGTCAAGATCAAGCCATATACAATGGAGTGGTTGAATCTATCTCCATTTTGGATGGTAAGAATAAAGCTCTCGATAAGGGAGCTATTCCTAAGATATTATCAGATGCGTTAGGAGTATCGTTTGATCAAAATATAGGTCACGATTTCATAGAAGATTTTGAATCTCGTTATGAATATTATCATAGAAAAGAAGATAGAATTCCTTTCGATTTAGAATACTTCAATAAAATTACTAATGGAGGATTGCCTAAAGGAACTCTAAATTTACTTATTTCGGGTACTAATGTAGGTAAAACTCTAACTAAATGTCATTTCGCTTCTCATTATTTACAAATAGGGAAAAACGTTTTGTATATAACTTTGGAAATGTCTGAAGAAGAAATTGGTAAAAGAATAGATGCTAATTTAATGAACGTAACTATGGACGATCTAATGTCTATGTCCAAAGATATGTTCGATAAGAAAATAAATAAACTCAGAAATAATACTATAGGTAAATTGATAATTAAACAATATCCAACAGCTTCTGCTAGTGTTGTTCATTTTAGAAATTTATTGAATGAATTAAATTTGAAAAAGAATTTTATTCCAGATATAGTAATCGTGGATTATATGAATATTTGTTCTTCTTCTAGAATAAAATCTAATTCTAATGCTAATTCTTATACTCTAGTTAAAAGCATCGCTGAAGAATTACGAGGACTGGCGGTAGAATTTAAGATACCTATTTTAAGTTCTTCTCAGTTTAATAGAGGCGGCGGAGCTAGTTCGGACCCTAACATGGAAGATGTTTCTGAGTCTCATGGAACTAGTATGACCGCAGATTGGATTGTCGCTCTAATTTCAACCGAAGATTTAGAGTCGATGAATCAAATCATGATAAAACAAATAAAGAGTAGGTATTCTGATAAGAGTATCAATAAACGATTTGTTGTAGGTATTGATAGAGCTAAAATGCGTTTATATGACGTGGAAAATTCCGCACAAACGGGAATAGTAGATTCCGGTCAACCTAAGATCGAAAAAGCATTTAATTCTAATCAATCTCAAAAATTTGATAAAAGTAAATTTGAAGGATTCAAAATGTAGTTTACTTTTCAATGAGTTTGATTTATAATAGTCTAATGAAAACTCATCTAAAAATTCTGAAAGATCTAAAAACTCTGGCGCATTCCGGGACTCATCCTAAAGTCTGGATTGCGTCCTCTCTTGTCCATAGAAATAAGTCAATTTCTTATGGAGTCAACCAAATGAAAACTCACCCGTATCAAAGAAGATATGGTAAGAACGAAGAATCTATATATTGGCATGCAGAAACTTCTGCAATTTATACCGCCGATAAGAAATTAAATTTTGATAAGTTTGAAAACTCTATTCTATACGTGGCTAGAGTCAAATACAATTCTACTGAAAAAAGCGAGTTTGTTTCCGGATTAGCTGCTCCCTGTGAAGGTTGTTTGAGGTGTATCAAAGATTATGGCATAAAAACGGTTATATATACCTTAGATTATATTGAAGGTTGTAATGAAAATTTTGGAGTCATAATATTATGAAACAAGCTGCTATTATTATCCCTACTACTGGAGCAGAAACAGTATGGAAAGCTGTAGAATCTGCCCTCGCTCAGACATATGAAAACACTAAAGTTTATTTGGTAACAGATGGAATTGAATACACTAGCAAAGTTGTCGCAAAAAGCCTTTTTCAAAATTATGGAAAAAAATTTGTAGAATATTATTTGCCCGAAAATACCGGAGCAAATGGTCAAAATGGTCATAGGATTTATTCTGCCTTTTCGTTTTTAGTTGATGCGGATTATATATTATATCTAGATCAAGATTGCTGGTTTGATGAACATCACGTTGAAAAATGTATTGATGAAATAGAATCTAAAAATCTAGATTGGTGTTATTCTCTGAGAAAAATAGTATCAAAAGAAGGGGAATATATTTGTAATGATGATTGTGAAAGCTTAGGTAAATATGCTCCAGTATTTAATTACAATCTTTGCGATACCAGTACATATTGTATTAAAAGAGAAGTTGCTATGTTAGTGGCTCCATACTTCGTAGGTGGATGGGGTCATGATAGAAGATATTTTGAAGTGTTATCGAATAATTTCCAGAAGTTCGAATCTAGCGGGGAATATACATTAAATTATAGATTAGGTGGGGATAATAATTTAACTGGAGATTTTTGGATTTCTTGGAATAAAGAAGTAGAAAAGAAGTATAACGGTAAATACCCTTGGAGGAATAATGGCTAAAGTTGTGATTGAATGCGAAAACCCTGGAAAAATTTCAGATGGCTTTCATACATTTGATGAATTATATACACATAGAATTATGTTGTTTATTTGTTTAATGAAGTGTAATAAAAATATTTCTTGGAGATCAAGAAAGCATGATGATGGATCTTCATATGAAGGTTGGTTTATAGCGGGTATGAAGCTTCCATCAGGGACTATTACATATCATATTGCTGATCAATTTTGGGGAATGCTTGATTCCATAGAAACTCTGGAAAAGTCTCCTACTTGGGATGGACATACTAGCGAAGATGTTATTAGAAGATTAAATAATTGGGGGATGAGTATATGAGTATTATTAAACAAATTCAACCTTTCATTTTTTCCTGGAAAGGTCAATATGAAAACGCAAAAAGATTAGAATCTCAGTTATCTGAAATTTTTGATAATGTTGTTGTAATTAATTCAGATGATGATAATGTTCCTGATAACTGGATTAATATAGGAAATGAATGTTATTTCTCAGATCAATTTAGAAAAGCTCTTGAAGTTTTTAATCAAGGGGATTATGAATTTCTCTGGCATATTCAAGCCGATGCTTCTTTTGATAATTTTGAAGATATAGTTAAATCTGCTGATAAAGCTTATGATGAATATAAATTTGGAGTATATGCTCCTAACGTGGATGATACTTTTTATGTATCAGAAAAGACTGATGTATTTCCTTTAGACAATAATTTAAAGGTAGTAGCCACAACAGATAATACTTGTTGGATTTTCCATAGAGATATGGCTAACGATATGATTGATAATTTAGATTTAATGAAAGAAAATCAACTAGGTTGGGGCTGGGATTTATTGATTTGCGCTTTTTCTCATTTAAGAAGAAGAATGGTTATTCGAGATTATAATTATACTATTTCTCATCCTGCTTCTACTGGATATAAAAAAGAACAAGCCGAAACTGAAATGCAAACGATGTTCAATAAATGTAATGACGATTTAAAACGAGTTATTTATTTTATTAAAGCTAACCCTATTGTATTATCGGAATTATACAATATTAAACCGCCACAAAATAATATAAAAGATCAAATTTATATTTATGATACAGAGGCTGCTGTTAGATGAATATTTGTTATATTGATTTTTGGCCTGGATTTGATCCAAATTCAAATTGGTTTAATTTGATGTTCAGAGAAGTATTGAACGATCAAGAAATAAACTTCAATTCTTCTGTAGAAGAAGCCGATATTATATTTGCCTCTGGGTTTGGAAACGAAAGAAATAAAGTAAAAAATTTAAAAGCAGTTAGAATTTTCTACACTGGAGAAAACGAAAGACCTGATTTATATTTTGCTGATTATTCTTTAAGCTTTGATTATTATTCTTATGGAGGAAGAAATTTCAGATTACCTCATTGGTATCTTTATATTAATTGGTGGAACGAACCCAATTTTCCTCATGCTACTATATCTATGGACCAATTAAACCATAAATGGGATCCGGAGGAAATTTATAATAGAAATGATTTTTGTTCTATTATGATAGGAAATCCTGTAAAGAATAGAATCGAAGTTGCTGAGAAACTAAATTCTTATAAACCAGTTCATGGATATGGAAAAGTTTTTGGAAATCCTTATGACGGCGATAAAGTAAAATTACTAGAAAAATATAGATGGAATATTTGTTTTGAAAATTCTATTTACTATGGATATATAACAGAAAAACTATTACAAGCAAAAGTTGCCGGATGTATACCTCTATATTACGGCGCGAACGTATCTTCGGATTTTAATTCAAATTGCGCATTTAATGCTGGATTTGATATGACTAATTTAGATTCTGTCTTTAAATTTGTTTATGATCTAGAAAACGATAAAGATAAATTCATCAAGACCGCATCAGAACCGTTATTTAATGTAATGCCTACTATGGATTCGTTATATAAATTTTTATCTAAAATTATTAGGAAGTGAAATGAATAAGAAAGAGAATATTTTAAAGTTGATAGAAGAATATGTTAATGAAAACCTACTTAATAAAAAATGGGAAGCAGGAAAGGATTTTATAGGATATGCCGGACCTTATTTCGATTCTTCCGAATTCGTAGCTGCTGTAGATAGTTTACTCGGCGGATGGTTAGCTATGGGGGAAGTTGGATTAAAATTTGAAAGAAGATTTCCTAAATTTTTCGGTAAGGAATACGGCATTTTAACTAATAGCGGTTCAAGTTCAAATCTTCTCATGATGACCGCTTTGACTAGTCGTAGAGGTCATAATTTACCGAAAGGTACTAAAGTATTAGTCCCGATTGCTGGGTTTCCTACTACATTAAATCCAATTATTCAGATCGGTTTCGAACCTGTATTTGTTGATATAGAATTAAATACTTTAAATCTTGATCTGAATAAAGTAGAGGAAGTATTATCCGAAAACCCTGATATTAAGGTTATAACTTTTGCTCATGTATTAGGAAATCCCCCTGATATGAATAGGTTGATGCAGCTTGTTGATAGATATAACCTGATTCTTCTTGAAGATTGTTGTGATGCTTTAGGTTCTAGTTATGATGGGAAAGAATTAGGAAGTTTCGGCGAAATGTCTTCATGTAGTTTTTATCCAGCTCATCATATCACTATGGGAGAAGGAGGATTCGTATCTTGTAATACAAAGGAACAAGAAATTATCCTAAGAAGCTTTAGAGAATGGGGTAGGGGTTGTTATTGCGCAGGACCAAAGGCCAATAAACTGAAATGCGGAACTTGTAAAGTTCGTTTTAATAATTGGTTGCCTGCATTACCTGATGAAGTTTTCGATCATAAGTATGTTTACGACGAGATTGGATATAACCTAAAACCTTTGGAGTTACAAGCTGCTATCGGTATTGAACAGATTAAGAAAATTCCTGAAATTACTAATATCAGGAAAAATAACTATAATTCATTATTCAATATATACGAAAAATATGAAGAATTTTTCTATATTCCCAGAGCAACTGATTTAAGTGATCCTAGTTGGTTTGCTTTTCCTCTGACTATAAAAGAAAATTCCCCTTTTACGAGAGGCGATATTGTAAATTATTTTGAGGATAATCTAATTCAAACTAGGCCATATTTTGCTGGAAATATTATTTTACAGCCTGGATACAATCATTTAATGGATTTAAATGAAGCTAAGAATAATTATCCTAAAGCTACATACTCAACTATGAATACATTTTTCCATGGAACAAGTCCTGTAGTTACAACTGAGCAAATTTCGTATATCGGGAATGTTTTAGATAATTTTATGAAACAATATTAAAGGTAAACTAAATGATTATATTAGCATCAATACACACTGAAAATTTTAAACTCCTATCAGATATTACATGGGAATCGAATAAAATCAAATATTGCGAAAAACACGATTACCTTCCTTTATCTAAAATTGGAGGGTTTTATGGTATTCCTATTGGATTCGAGAAAATTGCATTTCTATTAGATATTTTGAATAATATTTCTGAATGTAGTTGGATTTGGTGGACTGGAGCAGATAGTCTTGTCACAAACTTTAATATAAAGATTGAAGATAAGATTGAAGAAGCGTTACGAGACGATCCGAATAAACATATCATAATGACTGGAGATTTTAATTACAAAATTAATTGCGATTCTATTTTGTTGAAAAATTCAGAAGAAACTAAACATTGGCTGAAGAGTATTCTTGATAGTCTACCTGTATATGGAAACCATATGTTTGCAGAGCAACAATATATGTTAGATTCTTTTGATCAATTTTCAGATATTATTAAATTGATGCCTCAGAATTTTATGAATAGCTATGACTTCAAACATTATGGAGATGATGAAAATGGAGTAAGTTTAGCCGCTAAGGACGTAAACGGTGAGAGAGGATTATGGGAAAGCGGCGATTGGTTTATTCATTTCCCTGGAACTGGTTGGGATAATAGACTAAATCTAGCTAAAGAATATTTTGATAAAATTATTTATGAATAAAGAACAATTAATTGAGTTTGAAAATAAAGTTGCAGCAAAATTTAATAACGCTGAAATAAAAGCGCCTATACATTTATATCACGGAAATGAAGAAGAAATGATGAAAGTCTTTCAGAAGATTGACGTGGTTAATGATTGGGTTTGTTGTACTTGGAGAAATCATTATCAATGTCTCTTGAAAGGAGTACCAGAAGATCTTTTGATGGAAAAGATTATTGCTGGTAAAAGTATGGTAATGAATCTGGCTGATTATAAAATTGTTTGTTCTAGTATCGTCGGCGGTATTCCTAGTATCGCCGTAGGTATAGCAGAATCAATTAAACGTAAAAGAGAGAAATCTAGGGTTTGGTGTTGGGTTGGAGATATGAGTGCAGAAACAGGAGCTTTTCATGAAGCATATAAGTATTCTGTAAATCATAATCTTCCAATTACTTTTATCATAGAGAATAATGGATTGAGCGTAACTTCCCCGACTGATGAAGTTTGGGGAAGGTCTTTTCCTTGGTACGTTCCTTTATATCATCAAGATGTGAATTGGTACGAAGGCGAGAATTTAATAGCCTATACATACAAGAATGAAAAATATCCACATGCCGGAGCTGGAGTTAGGGTGAAATTTTGAGTCAAGAAATTTATAAAGAAGAATTAAAACGGGCTATGAGTTGGTTATCAGACCAATCTGATACTATATTTCTAGGTCAATCCGTTTTATATGAAGGGACAGGGTTATACGATAGTTTATCTCATCTACCAAAAGAAAAGAGAATGGAATTTCCAGTCGCTGAAAATTTTCAATTAGGGTTTAGTATTGGATTAGCGATTAATGGGTTTGTTCCTATTTCCGTATATCCTAGATGGAATTTTCTATTAAGCGCAACAGATCAAGTCGTAAATCATTTAGATAAATTATTTTTTATGAGCGACGGTCAATATAACCCAAAGGTTATTATAAGAGTTGCTGTCGGTTCTGTTATTCCTGTAGATCCTCAAGATCAACATAAAGGAAATTTTTCAGAAGCATTTTCTTTGATGTGTAAGAATATTGACATTGTAGAAGCTTTTACTCCAGAAAAAATATTCGAAGCGTATAAGTATGCATACAACAATAACAAAAGCACTATAATTGTGGAATCTTCGGACTATGGCAAATAAAATATTATTACTAGGATCTAATGGGTGTATAGGAAATTATTTAAAAAAATCTCTTGAATACAAAGTAAAATCAATAAGTAGAAAACAATGTGATTTAACTGATAGAGAAGCAGTATTCAAATTATTTAAAAAAGAAACTCCTGATGTTGTTATAAATTGCGCAGCTAATGTAAATCTATCTATGGATAATTTTTCAGTTCAATCTTATTTCGATAACTTAAATATATTTTATAGCATTTACAACGCGAAGGAAAATTTCGGTAAATTAATAAACTTCGGTTCTGGGGCTGAATTTGATAGATCTATATCAATAGATAACAGAAAAGAAGAAAATATTGTTGATATAAAACCTTCTGATCATTATGGGCTTAGTAAAAACCTTATATCTAACGTTTGTTTAAATACAGAAAATTTCTATACATTAAGATTGTTTGGATGTTTACATAATACTAGTAAGAAAGGGCTCTTTAATAAAATAGTAAATTCTAAAGAAATCACAATAGAAGATAGATATTTTGACTTTTTAAATTTGGAAGATTTAATTCCAGTATTAAACCTGTATATAGATACAGACCCAGTTTATAAAGACATGAATTTAGTTTATAAAGAAAAATTCCTTTTAAGCGACTTAGTTTCTAAATTCATAAATTTTCATGATATAAAAACCGAGGTTATATATAATAAAGTAAATAAAAACTATACAGGTTCTTCTGAGAGGTTGGATAGTTTAAATATTAAATTGAAAGGTATAGAAGCTGGATTGAGGGATTATATATTATGAAAGTTGTTTATGTTACTGGTTGTTTGGGTTTTATTGGTTCTTATGTAACTCTTTCTTGTTTACAAAAAGGATGGTACGTTATAGGCGTTGATAAAATAACATACGCAGCCAATCCAAATATACTTAAATCGTTAAAGTTATTTAAAAATTTTAAATTTATACAATCGGATATTAACGATTTAGATAGATTATATGATTGCGACTATATAATCAATACCGCAGCAGAATCCCATGTGGATAATTCAATAATTAGTTCTGATGAATTTTTACATAGTAATATAAATGGAGTTCATCATTTACTTGAATTAATAAAACAAAAACATAAATTTAAAATGCCCGTCTTACTTCACTTTAGTACAGATGAAGTGTATGGAGATATTGTAGATGGAGCACATAAAGAAACTGATTTATTAAAACCTTCCAATCCATATTCAGCAACTAAAGCTTCTGCTGATATGTTAATTATTGCCTGGGGAAGAACTTTTAATGTCCCTTATGTTATAGTAAGGCCGAGTAATAATTATGGAATAGGTCAGTATGTAGAAAAATTAATTCCAAAAACTTGTAAACATCTTAAACTCGGTAGAAAAATACCAGTTCATGAAGGTGGACAACCAAGAAGAACTTGGCTACATGCTTCTGATACAGCATCGGCTATTATAAAAATAATTGAATCTGGTCAAGTAAACGAAATATTTAATATCGGAGGAAATTACGAAGATAAAAATATAAACGTACTTACTAAATTGATAAAACTATATTATAATAATGAAAACGAAGATATCGAAAAATATGTAGATTTTGATTACAGTAGGCCAGGACAAGACGTTAGATATTCTATAGATGATTCTAAATTAAAAGCTCTTGGTTGGACTCCTGAAGCTGATTTTGATGAACATTTAGAGAAAATCGTTTTATTTGAAAAGAATAATTTTATTTGGTGAATTTATGAATGAATTACAAGTTATAAATGACAAAATTTCTGGGTTATTTGACTCCGGAAACCCTTTTTCTATAATTAGAATAGGTAATATGGAAGGCTATTTTATTGACTGTTTTTATAGACAAACAGCTCCTTTAGAAGAATTCCATTATTGGCTATCTCTAACTTCTGGTGTATATCCAATGGATCCTAGATATCTAACTACTATTTGGTTAGATGAAAATATAAAAGCTATCGACAATGCTGACGTATTAGGGTTTGTTGATGTTTCCGGAGAAGTAGAAAGAAATAAACTTTTTGTAGAGGCTCATTGTAAAGATAAATTTAGCGTCTATGGCGTTAAAAAAATAGAAATTTTAGATCCAGGCGTTATATTAAATAAGGAAATTATTTCGAATCCTTGGACGAAAAACCTAAAGGGGAAAAAGGTTCTTGTTGTATCTTCTCATTACGATAGCATTAAACTACAATGGAATAAGATGAAAGATATATGGGGAGATTACTTAGAAGAAATTGCTCCATTCGATTTAGTTGATGTTATTCGTTCCCCTTTCCATCCTCAAATGGATGATAGACAATTCGAAAATTGTTATAGTTGGGACCAAAGCCTGAATCATATGAAAAAACAAATTGATCAATATGATTACGATGTTCTTTTAGTTGGTGCTGCGGCATATTCTCCTGGATTAGCTAATCATGCAAAAGAAAACGGTAAGATTGGGATTACTTTATGCGGAGCTATTCAGTTGTATTTTGGTATTCTAGGTTCTAGATGGACGACTCAGGAATACTATAAAGATTGGCTTAAATTGTTCAACGATAATTGGATTTATACATTAGAATCAGATCTACCTAAAAACAAAAACGTATTTGATAGATTCGAAAAAGCATATTGGTGATTTATGGAAGGATTTAAGTTTTTAATTGGTAAGTATGATCTTTCCAATAAAAATAATGTAATTGATATTATAAACTATTACAATAGTAATAATAAGTTCTATGAATCTTTTAGTTATTTGAATAATCTAGGGTATTATTACGAAAATATAAATGATATTTACTACAATACCCTAGTAAAATATCTATCTGAAGATAGAAAAGAATCAGCAGATAAAAATACTCCTATTATTATAACTTGGACTATTTCTCCTAAAAACGTACCCTTTCTTCATATGACTGACCCTCAAGTAAGATTGAGGGAAAATCTTTTAGGTCTTTGTGCTTGGATATTAGACAAAAGTTTCGAAAATATATTGATAGTCGAAAGTTCCGAATTTAAATTAAATACAAATAAATTATTTGATATAGGTAAAGAATTCGGTAAACAAATTGAATTTATATCTTTCCTAGGTTCTGATAATGTAAGTAAATTTGGAAAAGGTTATGGCGAAGGAGAAATCCTTGAGTATGCTTTTAATAATAGTATGACATTAAAAACGAATAAATTTGATAAATTCGTAAAGATGAACGGTAAGCAATATGTACCGTTCTACGAATATCTTTTTATGAATAATAGAGGTTCATTTGAATATTTTAATCTACATTACATAGCGAATAAACTAGCTATTGATACTAGATTTTATTGTATCAATACTTCATATTATAAAGAAAAATTATTCTATGCGTATAAAGAAGTTAATGATCACGAAAATAATTATTTAGAACACGTTTTTTATGAAACTGTTAAAGATAGAATAAATTATTATGTTCCAAGGGAACCTATCGTATTAGGTAAACAAGGTTCTGTGGATAAAAATTACGGTAATTATCCTGAGATTGTACACAATCTTTGTAATAGACTATTGAATGAAATTGTATGAATGAAGTAAATATCTACGGATGTGGTTTTATTGGAAAAGAATATCATAAAAAATATTCAGGTATAATAAACGAGAAAGATGATTTAATTCCAAAAAGTAATAATATATTATACTTCATTTCTACGGTAGATAATTATAACGTATTTGAAGATCCTTTGATTGATATAGAAACTAACCTAATAACTTTGATGAAAAGTTTAAATGAATGTAAAATCAAATATGGTAAAGATTTTACATTCAATTTTATAAGCAGCTGGTTTGTTTATGGAGATTGCCCTTTACCGGCAAAAGAAAGTTATTCTTGTTCTCCGAAAGGGTTTTATTCAATAACTAAAAAAGCAGCAGAAGATTTACTCATATCCTATTGCGAAACTTTTGAAATTAATTATAGAATTCTTAGGTTATGTAACGTTTTAGGTAGATCGGATAATAAAGTATCAAAAAAGAAAAACGCTTTTCAGTTTATACTAAATCAATTAAAGTCTGGAGAACCAGTTAGTCTATATAATGGAGGACATTTTTATAGAGATTATATGCATGTAGAAGATGTTGTATCTGCTATCAATACTGTAATTAATACATCTGTTCCTAACCAAATATATAATATAGGTTCTGGAGATAAAGTAGAATTTCTAGAAATGGTAAATTTCGCTAAAGATAAATTAAATAGTAAAAGCGAAATCATTAATATATTTCCCTCAGAATTTCATACTAAAGTTCAATCTAAAGATATGATACTTGATGTAGAGAAATTGAATAATTTACAATTCCAGAGAAAGTATAAAAATATAGAAGAAATTATAGAACAATTAATTTGAGGTTATTATGAAAATTGCATTATGTTTATCTGGTCAACCCAGAAGTTTTGAAAAGGGATTTGAGTATTATAAAAAGAATTTGTTAGATGTTTATGATGTTGACGTTTTCCTTCATACTTGGTATTACGACTTTTTCGATTATAGTAAGTTAATAGATTTATATAAGCCAAAAACTATTAAAGTACAAAAACCTTTGAATATTAATCTCCAAAGGTTTTCTCAATATTGTAATTATAATATATTTTCTTTATTTTATGGAATCAAACAATCTCATTCTCTATTACAAGAAGTAGAAAATAACGAAGAATTTAAGTATGATTGGGTCGTAAGAAGTAGATATGATTATGCCTTAAATATCTCGCCAGATTTTTCTAAATTAGATCCAAAGAAATTATATGTTCCTAGATCTTTGAGAGATGATATTTGTAACGATCAAATTTCAATATCATCTTCTAATGATGCTGAATTATATTCGCTTACGGTAAAAAACTTATTCCATTTTGTTGATTCTGGTTGTAGTTTTGCTGGAGAAGATTTATTAGCAAGAAATTTAAAATTCTATAATCTTTGGAATAGAGTCGAATATATAGATATGAATGATCCGTTTCCTCCTGATAATTATGGTTGTATGTCTCATAGTTTGATTAGGGACGATTTTGAATTTTGGGTCAATAAATAAATTTAGAGGTATATTATGAAGAAGGTATTGATTTTTGGTGTGACTGGACAAGACGGTTCATATCTATCCGAAATTTTATTAGAAAAAGGATATGAAGTTCATGGAGTAAAAAGAAGATCTTCTTCTTATAATACCTCTAGAGTAGATCATATTTACAAAAATAAAAATTTTAAATTACATTATGGAGATGTAACTGATTCTCTAAATGTAACTCGTTTGATACAAACGATTAAACCAGACGAAATTTATAACCTTGCAGCTCAATCTCATGTAATGGTTTCTTTTGAAATTCCAGAGTATACAGGTAACGTTGATGCCTTGGGTACTTTAAGGATTTTGGAATCTATACGTCTATTAGGAATGGAAAACTCAATAAAGTTTTACCAAGCTTCTACCTCAGAACTATATGGCCTAGTTCAAGAAATCCCTCAATCAGAAACTACTCCTTTCTATCCAAGAAGTCCTTATGGCGTTGCTAAACTATATGGATTCTGGATTCTTAAGAATTATAGAGAAGCTTATAATATTTTCGCCTGTAACGGTATTCTTTTCAATCATGAATCACCAAGAAGGGGAGAAACTTTTGTTACTCAGAAAATTGTTATGGGGTTAAATCAAATCCGTAAGAAGCAATCTTCTTGTTTATATCTTGGTAATCTAGATGCTTTAAGGGATTGGGGTCATGCTAAAGATTATTGTAGGGCAATGTATTTAATGCTTCAACAAGATAAACCTGATGACTACGTTATAGCAACGGGTAAACAATATTCAGTTAGGCAGTTTGTAAATTTTTGTTCTTCGTATTTTGGTATGAATATTGTCTGGGAAGGAACTGGATTAGAAGAAGTTGGTATTGATAAAAATAGCGGAAATGTTGTAGTAGCAGTAGATCCTAAATATTTCAGACCAACTGAGGTTTCTACTTTATTAGGGGATCCTACTAAAGCAAGAACACTATTAAATTGGAAACCCGAATATACATTTGAAGATTTAGTTGTGGAGATGTGTATAAATGAATTATCAAGATAAAATTTACGTTGCTGGACATAATGGATTAGTAGGTTCAGCTATAATAAGAAGATTGACTGAGTTAGGTTATAAGAATATTGTAACCAAAACTAGTAAGGAACTTGATTTAAGAGATCAAGATGCAGTAAGGAAATTCTTTTTTTGGCATAGACCAGATTACGTTTTCGATGCTGCTGCTAAGGTTGGCGGAATATATGCTAACGATACTTATTCTGCAGAATTTATATATGATAATATTATGATTCAAACTAATTTGATTCATAATTCTTATATGTTTGGAGTAAAGAAATTTATTTTCCTAGGAAGCGTTTGTATCTATCCTAAATTCGCAGAAACTCCAGTAAAAGAAGAAAGTTTATTGACTGGTAAATTGGAACCAACCAATGATGCTTACGCTATAGCTAAAATTTCAGGAATTAAAATGTGCGAGGCATATAATAAACAATATGGGTTTAAATCTGTTTCTATAATGCCAGCTAACCTATACGGACCTAATGATAATTTCCATCCTATGAATGGACATGTAATTCCAGCAATGTTCACTAAATTCAATTCAGCAAAAGATAAAGTTGAATTTTGGGGAGATGGAACTGCTATGAGAGAATTTTTATATGCAGATGATATGGCAGATTCTTGTATATTCCTAATGAATTCAGAATTAGAAAACGGAGAGTTAATAAATGTTGGTTCAGGTTATGACGTTTCTATTAAAGAATTAGCTTCTACTATTTCAGAAATAGTAGATTTCAAGGGAGAAATAGTTTGGGATACTTCTAAACCAAACGGAACTCAAAAAAGACCTTTGGATTTCTCTAAAATTAAATCTTTAGGATGGACCCCTAAATATTCTTTGAAAGAAGGGTTAGAAAAAACATATGACTGGTTTAAACAGAATAAGGTGAGGATGTAATGGAAACTATTGGAAATTTGATTGATAAGTTGAGTGTTGTAAACCTTCGAATATGGATGGCTGAAGATATTAAAAGAATTCCTGATGCGTCAGATAAACAAATCGCTGATGCAACTAGACTAACTAATATCTGCAATCAACAAAGAAACGATCTCATTCAGGAAATTGATGAGAAAATTAATTATTTGGTTAAAAATAATACTACCCAGAAATTATATAAACAAGGTAGTACCAAAATGTATGGAAAGGATTGATTATTATGAAAGAATTATTTACTATTGGAAAATTATACGTTTCTGATTTTCTAGAGGAAAACGAAACTCCTAGATGTGAACCTGTTGAAATGAAGATGATGTTTGATGAATCTAGATTAGCTACTAGATTAAGCGAAAGCGCTCCACCAGAAGCAATGTATGGTAAATATTGGTATCGTTCCGGTATTAATCAGACTATGAAAAAAGAACTTAAATCTATCGTAGAATCTGTTAATTCTATTAAAAAATTGAAAAAGGGTTCTTTGTGGTTAGATATAGCTTGTAATGACGGAACTCTATTAAGCTATGTAGAAGAAGATTTAATTAGAGTTGGAATCGATCCTGTAGAAGATTCTTTTGTTAAAGAATCCAAAAACCATGCAGATTTAATAATTCAAGATTATTTCAACAAGACTTCATATCTAAATTCTTTATATGGGGAAGAAAAAGCTTCTGTAGTAACTACTATAGCAATGTTTTACGACCTAGAAGATCCAGATAAATTTTTACAAGACGTTTATGATGTTATGGATAATAATGGTTTGTTTGTAGTACAAATGAGCTATACTCCTTTAATGATTGAACAAATGGCTTTTGATAATATTTGTCATGAACATCTTTATTATTATAATCTAACCAATATTAAACATTTATTCGAGAAAAATGGATTTAGAATAATGGATTGTCAGTTAAATGACATTAATGGAGGTTCTTTTAGAGTATATGCCGTAAAGGATGTTTGCGATGATACTACATTTTCAACTCAACCATACAGGGATGTTTGTTCTTTCAGAATAAATTCTTTGTTAGAATACGAAGTAGCAAAAGGATATAATACTCCTGAAATTTGGGAAGATTTTTATAAACGATTACTTGAATTGAAAGATCAAGTAAGGGAATTTATCGTAAATGAAAAATCAAAAGGTAAAAGTATTTGGGGGTATGGAGCGTCCACAAAAGGTAATACTCTACTTCAATATTTCGGTTTAGATAATACTTTGATCGACGGAATTGCTGAAAGAAGTCCTTATAAATTCGGGTTAAAAACTGTAGGAACTAATATTCCAATTTATTCTGAGGAATATATGAGGGAACAAAACCCTGATTACCTATTAGTTTTACCTTGGCACTTTATTAACGAATTTACGGAAAGAGAACAAGATTATTTAAATTCCGGAGGTAAATTTATTGTACCTTGTCCGAAATTTAAAATAATTGAAAAAGTATGAAGAAAATAATATTCTTCAATAATTTCCATAACGGGGATCTGTTCATTTGTAAATCTTTTGTAAAATTTATAATGAACAATTTCCCCGCTGAATATTTCTATATTCACGGAAGGCATCCTTCTATACTCCAGGATATTAAACTTAATGTCATTTCTGGTAATATAAATCTTCCAGACAAGTTATTAGAGATCAATGATGAAATTTATATAAATTCTTGGATTGGTAATTACCTTGGACATTTTTATTATTCTGGATGTAATCTTAAATTATTATATGAAATGTTCAGCGATTTAGTAGGAAAATTAAACGTAATATATAACTCAGATGTAAAGTTGAATCCTAATCCAGAAGAATATTTTCCTTATATTGAATATAAAGATTACAATATAAACGGAATAGATAAATTCTTATTAGAAAATTCTCAGGAAAAAATATTATTTTCAAACGGACCAGCTTTATCAGATCAGAATTTTAATAATAGTAATTTACAAGAAATTATAACGGAATCTGCTAAAGCTAATCCAGAAAAAATATTCATTGTAACTGAAAAATTTTATGCTACAGAATCCAATATAATATTCACGGAAGATATGACTGGATGTTTTCCTGATGTAAACGAAATAGGATATCTTTCAAAATTTTGTTCTAAAATAATTGGCAGAAGTTCTGGTCCGTTTACTTTCTGTATGCATAAAGATAACTTAAACGACGAAACTAAAAATATTTTATGTTTTGGAAATAATCCTGTTAACGTTATTCCTTTTGAAATGAAAGTTAAATGTAACTATAAATATGTTATTGATGATAACGAAAACAATTTGAAGAAAGAAATACTAGAGTTTATATTATGAAAAGTATAATGTTCCATTTAAATAATCTAACTTTCAGAGGTACAACTACCGCTGTTATAGATTATGCAAGATACAATCAATCTATATTAAATAATAAAAGTATTATAGCGTATCCTAAACATCTTCTTGGTCCTAATGATGAAATCAATTCGACCAGAAGATTCGAAATTGCCGAATTTTTCCTGAATAATTTTGATACAATAGAATACGAAAATAAAGAAGAACTTAAATCCGAATTAGATAATAGAGGTTGCGAATACGTTCATTACCTAAAAGCTGGAATGTTTGATAATGATTATCTAGAAGGAAAAATAAATCTAATACATTGCGTTTTTAATCATTATCAACCTCATGGTCATAGATACGTTTATATATCTAATTGGTTAAAAAATCATGCAACTGCTAATGATCCTACTTTTAATTATGTTCCTCATATAGTTAATTTACCCGAAACTCAAACCGAAAATTTAAGAGAACGTTTGGGTATAAGTAAAGATAAAATCGTAATTGGAAGGCATGGAGGATTTCATGAATTTGATATTATTTTCGCGCAGGAAATAGTTAAACATATACTTTCCACTGACGACTCTTTTGTGTTTTTATTTTTAAATACACAACCTTTTGTTTATCATCCTAATGTAATATATTTGGATTCTATATTTGATCCTCAAGATAAAACTAATTTTATTTTAGCTTGTGATATTATGCTTCAAGCTAGATCATTAGGAGAATCATTTGGTTTATCTATATGCGAAGGTTTGTTTCATAATAAACCAGTCCTTTCTTTTGGAGGAGGACCGGATAAGCATAATGTAGAATTAACAGAAAAATATAATTTGATATATAATAGTCCTAATGAATTGTATGAAAAGTTAATGGCTCTGAAAAACGGAACCGATATAGATTATAAGTCTATAGTTGAGCAATTTTCCCCAATAAATGTTATGAATAAATTTGATAGAGTATTTTTGAAATAATATGAATATAATAAAAAGAACCCATAGTATATTTGATGAAGAATTAGAACTAAAAGAAAAATTAAGTTTAATTAATTTTCCCATCAGATCAGGATGCGAATCTTCTAAAGATAATAAAGACGATATTTTTGTTGATATGAATTTTGGTATGGCTGATGATGGAATTATTCAATTAACGAATTTAATTCCATTAAATGTATTATACTCAGATTATCATAATCCAGGATCTATTGGAAAGATATGGAAAGATCATCATAAAAAGTTTTCTTCTTTCATTAAACAAAGATATTATAAAAAGATACTCGAAGTTGGAGGATCTAGCGGTTCTTTGGTTAAGAATTTTATCGAGGAAGATAAAAACTTTTCATGGACTATTATAGAACCTTCTCCTAATAAAGAAAAAATTGATTCCAGAGTAAATTTTATAGAAGGTTTTTTTGAAACTTGTGATATAGAAAAGGATCGGTTTGATACAGTAATACACTCTCATGTATTTGAGCACGTTTATAATCCAATTAATTTCTTAAATAAAATAGAATCTATTTTGGATTATGGAGATAATCATTACATATCTATTCCTAATATGAGGCATTGGCTACATTACGGGTTTACTAATACTTTATTTTTTGAACATACTTTTTATGTTGATGAGTTTGTTCTAGAGGCTCTTTTGAATAAAGCTGGATTTGTAGTAACAAACAAGGAAGTTGATAGTCATTCCATTTTCTTTAGAGCAGAAAAATCAAAGAATATAATAAAAAAGAATATAGATTTTTCTTACGTTGAAAAACTATTTGATGAATACATTAGCGGTATAAAATCAGATTGTAGATTAATGAAGAATAATATCGGAGAAGAAAAAGTATTTTTATTTGGCGCTCATATATTTGCTCAAATTATATTGAATCTAGGGATATCGGAAAACCAAATTATTAATATTTTGGACAACGACCCAACTAAACACGAAAAACGTTTGTATGGTACCAATTTAATCGTTAAACCTGTTGAAATTTTAAGGGAAATATCTTCTCCAAAAATTATTTTACGAGGGGGTATATATACAAATGAAATTAAAGAATCCATTTTAGAAGTTAATCCAACAGCAATTTTCCTATGAGTAATAAATTAATAATATTTGATCTTGATGGTGTTTTGATTGATAGTAGAGATAAACATTACGAGGCATTAAATAGATCCATATCTAATGTAGATAAAAAATATATTATTAGTTGGGAAGAACATTTAAGTTTATATGATGGTTTACCTACGTCAAGGAAACTTGCATTATTAACTGAAAAGAAAGGATTGCCTGTAGATAAATATCAACAAATATGGGAAGATAAACAAAAATCTACTATTGATATTTTTTCTGAATTAACTCCTGATTATGAATTAATTGAATATTTCAGAAAAATACAAAGTGAGGATATTAAAATTGCTGTCGCTTCTAATAGTATTAGGAATACAGTAAAAATTATTCTATTAAAACTCGGTATATTAGAATATGTTGATTATTTCGTTAGTAACGAAGATGTTCTTAGGAATAAACCTTTTCCAGAAATGTATTGGAAATGTATGACAGCTTTAAATGCTATTCCTAAAAATACAGTTATTTTCGAAGATAGTCATATAGGTAGACAAGGAGCTATAGATAGCGGGTCAACTTTAATTCCAGTAGAAAATAGATATGATGTAAAAGAATCTAAAATAAACGAAGCTATTCGTTTATTAAATAAAATAGAAAAAACGAATGTTCCATGGAGATCAGAAAAAATGAATGTACTTATACCTATGGCTGGTTCTGGAAGTAGATTTGCCTCTGCCGGATATACTTTTCCAAAACCTTTGATTGAAGTTAATGGAAAGCCAATGATTCAAGTAGTTGTAGAAAACTTGAATATAGAAGCTAATTATATCTTTATTGTACAAAAAGAACATTACGATAAATATAACCTGCAATATTTACTAAACTTAATTGCTCCAAATTGTACAGTAGTACAAGTTGATGGATTAACGGAAGGAGCAGCTTGTACTACTCTATTAGCAAAAAAGTTTATTGATAACGATGAACCTTTATTAATGGCTAATTCAGACCAATTTGTAGAATGGAATAGCAACGAATGCTTATACGCATTTAATGCAGAAGAAATTGATGGCGGTATCGTTACGTTTGAAGCAACTCATCCAAAATGGTCTTACGCTAAAATCGGAGAAGATGGATTTATTTCAGAAGTTGCTGAAAAGAAACAAATAAGCAGTGACGCTACCGTTGGAATATATTTCTGGAAAAAAGGCTCAGATTACGTTAGATACGCCGAGCAAATGATAGAAAAGGATATCAGAACAAATAAAGAATTCTATGTTTGCCCTGTGTTCAACGAAGCGATTCAAGATGGAAAGAAAATCAGAGCTAAACAAATTGATAGAATGTGGGGTATTGGTACTCCAGAAGATCTAAATTATTTTCTAGAGCATTATAATTAATGAAAGTAGCATTATGTCTTTTTGGACAACCTCGTTTTATTGATAATGAATTTGGTCAAGAATCTCATAAACATCATATATATAAACAATCCGAGGTAGATGTATTCGCTCATTATTGGTTTGATAAAGAATCTACTGTATTCAATTCGTCAGATTGGTCTACTCATCATAACAATTATGTACACCCAAAATCTGACGAATTAATTCAAAAGTTTTATACACCAAAAGTATATCTCGAAGAAAAACCAAAAGAAAAATTCGACTATGAAGAATTAAAAGAAACTTGTTCCAAATTATCGTTTTTTAGTGAAAATAATTTTTATAACCTACGATCTCATCTATACTCTTTCGAGAAGTCTTTGTCTTTGTTAGAATCTCATGTATCAAAAACAGGGGAAACTTATGATTATATTGTATCTTCTAGATATGATAATAAAATAGAATTTTTTCCTGATTTAAATAAATTGACTAAAGAAAGAGTTTATATAGATTCTAGATGTAATTATAATTTCACCGACGCTATTCTTTTATTCGATTTTAATTTTTTAAGCTATTTTAAACCTTATACCAATTTTAAAAAACTAACTTCAATTGTACCGGCCTTTACTTCAGAAGAATATAAAAAATATAGTTTTCTTCTAAATAGAAGTAGAGATTCATTTTCTCATATAGATGATTTGCACGCAAGGTTACTTAGAGCTAGAGATGATTTTGTTGGTCAGTGGTAACCATATTGGAGATTTAATTATGAAAGTGACAACAAAATTTAAACCGTTCGTACCTAACGATGTTCCTTCTCAATGTTTTGATTATATTGATAGAACCAATCCTACTATAGTTCAAATAGGAGCTAATGATGGTATTGTTGGAGAAGAATACGGGTTTCATGAATTTCTATCAGAATTAGATAATTATAATCTTTTTCTAATAGAACCTCTTAAAAAATATCATGATAATTTGAGTAGCGTGTATTCAAAATATACAAGCGCGACTAAAAAGATAACCTATTGTAATCATGCTATAACATCAGAAGATGGTTTATTACAAATGGTAGATTTGGGAGGTTGTTCTCAAATTATAAATGGAATAGGTATAACAGTCCAAAGTAAATCTTGGAAGTCTTTTATTACAGATAATAATATTAAAAATATTGATCTTATTATTATGGATTGCGAAGGTTTTGAATTTAATATATTACAGGAAATTAATTTTGATGAAATTTCTCCTAAAGTTATTAGATACGAATATGCTCATATTCCAAATAAAGAAGAAACGGATAATTTTTTAATGAGTAAAGGTTATCAGATTTCTTTTTGTGAAACTGATCCTCCTTTCAATAAAATTGCTGTAAAATTATGAAAATAATATCTCATAGAGGAAATTTAACTGGTCCGGAAGAACAATACGAAAATCATCCAGATAGAATTGACTATTGTATAAGTTTAGGTTTAGATGTAGAAGTTGACGTTTGGGATTTAAATGGTCAATGGTTCCTGGGTCATGATTATCCTCAAAGGAAAATAAACTTCGAATTCCTTGAAGAAAGAAAAGATAATCTTTGGATTCATTGTAAAAATGCAAAGGTTATGGAATATTTCTTTAATAGAAAATTTCAAGGGAATTATTTTTGGCATGAAACAGACAAGTATACAATTACAAGTAAAGGGTATATTTGGACATATCCGACAGAACATTATACAGAAACTTACCAAAATCAAATAATATTAGATTTTAATAATATATCAAAAGAAAAATTTGAACAGTATCAAAACACTAATATATTCGCCCTTTGTTTAGATTATATAAATATATAAATATATAAATAAACCATTTATAAAATAAAACCAATTATGAATAAAGCTGTTTTTTTAGTAGGCGGTCCTGGATCAGGAAAAGATATTCTATTAAAAAATACTCTACATAAATTCAATTTAGTAGAATTTAAATTAGAACAGATTATACCCATTCTGGAGGGTAGTAAAAGTTATAATTTAAATAATTCTTCTATAGTAATATCAACGAATGCTTATGATTTCGATTCTATCGAATATACAAAAAAATTATTTGAAAACAATAATTATAAAACTTGTATGATTTTCGTTGATGTTAACGAGTCTACTAGCAAAGAAAGGTTATCTAATAGACAGAATATAACAGAATCGGTTAGAGTTAAAAAATTAAAAGAATCTAAATCTAATATCAAAAAATTCTATAACCTTTTTGATAATTTTATCATTTACGAAAATAATTATTCTGATGTAAATTCTTCAAGATTAATTGATGTTAATATATTTTGTGAATTTTTTATAAATTTTGAATATAATTTATTTGAAGCTGAGGAATTATCTACGAAACTGATAAAAAGATATTCTCCTAAAGGAAAAATGAAGAAGAATATGGCCGATAGTCAGGGAAAATTGAGTCCTATGACTGCCGATAATATAAGCTATCAAGATTATCCTGTAAGAGATCCAGGGTTTCCGACGCCGACTGGAGGAATTGGAGATATAACTAGATCAGAAGGGGTTGAATACGAACCTAATTATTCTTCATTTAGTTCTTTCTCTAGATCTACTGTTCCTACGGAAATATATCCTACTCCAAATCAAATAAAAACAATAAATACCATAAAAAAGATAGCAAAAAATTCTTGGAGAAAAAAGAAATGATATATTCTTTGAAAGAAAAATTACTTTTAAATTATATAGAAAATGATTACATAGAAGAAGAACAAAGATATACTCCGCTGAGAAGGTTCGTTGATTCTCTCGGATTAGATCATACAAAATTAACAAGAAAACAAATGAGGAAATGGTCCTCTACTAAAAGATATAAAAATTTTCTTGCATTAAGAAAAATAAAAAGAATAGCTGATGAAGCTAATGTCAAGGAAAACGTAATATCTACTAATCAATATCATTTTATATCTGGATTTTATTCTGAAGATATTTACTCTGATATAATATCGGAAGAAGAAGTAATTAGTTTTTTAGCTGCGCTTGATAATTTAAACGAAGGTAGAATAAAAATTTCAAGACCAAGGTCTTTATCTTTGAAACCGCGTCGCCCTAGAGGAAAATATAAATCCTTAGCGCAAAGGAAATCTGCTGTACAAAGCGCAGCAACGCAAATAATTAATAAAGGAGGCACAGTTTCTTATGGAGCAAGCGGTCCTTTATACGCAGGAAAATCTAAACATACAATACATTCTACAAAAGCTTTAGGAGCAAATCAATTAGCTCTTAGATCCAAAAGGCCATACAGTAGTAAATATGGTTTTAAATTACATAGAAATGTAATTGATTTACCGAGGTAAATAAATGGAAAATAAATTAAATCCAAAAGTACAAAAAATATTGGATAAATCAAAAATCATGAAAGGGAAAACTATGACAGGGGAACCTGCTGATGAGGTTGAAGTTTATTCTAGGAATAATGTAAAAGATGAGTCTCCAATATCAAATACTCATTCCCAAAAACTATAAAATGTGTAATATATAAATATATAATAATACTTTCTTTTAACTTTTTATAGGAAAACCGATATGTCACAATGGGGCAATAAAGATTACGCAAATAATATTCCGAAGTATTTAAATACAAATTATCCTGGTAATACTAATGTATATTTAGTAAATTCTTCTAGACTAGCAAATGTTGTATATCCTGCTGGAGTAGGAGAAAATGTAGGGATTCATACTGGTTGGGTAAAAGTATTTCAAGGAACTGGATTCATTAAAAGCATTGCAGTTTCTAACGTAAGTCCTACTAGAGTATATACTAATACTTTTCTTACTATTGTTGGAGCTAATACTTCTCCAGCTAATGCTCAACTATTAGTGACCGGAGCTGCAGGTAACAACCTTACTATTATTTTAAATACTGGCGGAGCTGGATTTAATACTGCACCAACTATCACAGCAGCTGGCGCTAATAACAACACTTTAGTTTTCTCAGTAACTCCTGGCGGTAGAATGGGCAGAGTTCAATACGAAACTATGGTTGCTATGTCAACTCCAAGCGTAACTGATGCAAACTCTGGATTACCATATTTTACTGGATATTAATAAATGAAAACGTTTAAAGAATTTATTTCAGAGATAAGCTACAACGTTCCTGTTGTTTCTATTGATAAAAATCAAGTAGATTTAGACGACGAAAATACAGTTAATGAACTGAATAAAAATTTGTCTATTGCTCTATCTAAAGATTTTTCCAATTCAGGCGAAGGATTAAATGCAGCGAAAAAGATTTTAACTATGTATGGTATTGAACTTCCAGAAATAGATTTTAAAAATAAAAAAGAAGGAAGCGTTTCAATTCCTGTTTCTCAATATAAAAGTTCTGGAGAAAATCATTTTGATGTAACCGCTCCCTTTACAGAAAAGAACGAAAAACATAAATTCACTTTCAATTATAGTTTGAAAGACGGTAAATATGACGTTTCTGCTGAGGTTACTGTTCTGTAATTTTTAATGATTGACAATTTAAATAATGATAATTTTTTGATATTCGCGGCGAAATATTATGTTTCGCCGCATTATATTGAGCAGGAATTCTTTTATGATTTGAAAAGAATTAAATATACTAAACGATTACTTCAAAAATATAGATTATCGAAAGATCTTAAGGAACGTTTAATATTAAATCATATAATTTTAGTTTATAATGTATTTGAGACTGAAGCTTGTACAAGAATATTATTTTTTAAAATGAAACCAGAAGATTATTCAGCTTTGAAAACTTTTCTTGTTTATTTGAGATATATGCCAGAAATAGTCAAAGGGGTTGATGGTAAAAATATTATATCAGATGATATAAAAATAGATCCTTATATAGAAAAGGTTTTAAAAGAAATATGAAACTAAAAAAATTAAGAAAATTAATAAAAGAATTTAAATCCATAAAAGAAGAAGGATTTGCTGGAAGTGGAGTAGGAGGAGTTGCTGGTATAGGTGTTGCTGTTGGTGGAGATAAGTCTCAAGCTGAACCAGGAGTTCTTCCAAAAGATCAACCTAAATTCAAAAAGAAAGCTGTTCCAAAATCTCCAGTAATGAATACTTTCAGAAGAAATCCACCAAAAATTTAAGAGGAATACAATGATTACGTTTAAAGAAATAAAAGAAGAACTATCAGAAGATATGGTAGATCCAAATATTGCTAGAGCTAAAGGGGCCGAATTAATTGCTCGTTGTAGAGCAGCTTCAACTGCAGCTCATTTTGCTCATCTAATAACTCCAAGTTTTGCGCAACATATGGCTCTAAATACTTTCTATGATGAAGTTGTTGATTTGGCTGATGCAGTTGCTGAAGGTATTATCGGTAGATACGGTAAATTCGAAGCGTTTCCTAACGTAAGAGAAGCTTCTACTGATGGCCTAACTATCGTTGGTAATTTAACTAAATGGATAGATTCTAACAGAGGATTGATTGCAGAAAACTCTGAAATTCAAAACGATATTGATTCTATTCTTTCTCTATGTAATTCTACTGCGTATAAATTAAGAGAACTAAAATAAATAGTAGATGAATGATCTAAGCGAAGATTTTAAAGAAAGATTAAAAAGAAAAAAGGAAGGGTTGGATTCTAAGTCTAACCCTTTATCTTTATTCAAGTCAATTTCGGAAGAAATGGATTCCGAAATTGAAAATAATAAAATTTTAAAATTTAAAAAAACTTTATCAGAATCTCGTAAATCAATCGAAGTAAAACCGCAAACCGATTTATCTTCGTTCTTTTCTGGTTTGATAGAAATAAGAGAAGAAGAAAAGGTTATAGAACATAAGAAAGAAGAACTAATTAACTTCTTTTCTAATTTATCGGAAAAACAAGAACCTCTTGAACAAGAATTTTCTGAAGTTCATTACGAGGAAGAACCAGAAATTATTTCAATTCCAGAAGTAGTTGAAATAATTCCCGAAGAACCGTCACCAAAACTTGATTTAATATCTGCTGCAGTTAAATCTATTTCTAAAGAAGAAGAATTAAAATCTAAAGAACCTATTCCTGAAGATTATACTAATCTACTATCAAACCCAGAAGTACAAAAAACAGACCCTACAATAAAAGCTCTTCAGACAAAACTGAAGTTTTTAGAAGAGTGGGTATCTAAAATATCTATGACTGGTCCTGGCGGAGGATCAGGTTCTATATTAGATTTAGATAAACCAACAAAAACAGTTTATACTGATTACACTTTAGACAGAAAAGATTATTACGTTGGAGTAGATTGTCCAGCGGAATGTCATATTACATTACCTTTAATTGGAAATAATGTATATAATGGAAGAACTGTTGTAGTGAAAGACGAATCAGGGAATTGTGCAAATAATCCAATCCATATATTAGGAGATATAGATAATGATGTAGGAGGAGCTATATTAAAAATAAATAATGGAGCGCTACAATTTATATACAATAATGGTTGGAAAATAATATGACATATCTTTTTACTGAAAGTCCAGTAGGAACTAGGGACGCTTTTGGTCGTCAAAGAGTATCAAATCCACTCACTCTGTTTGATAGTTCCCATAGATACAGAGATAATAACCTGTGGTCAACTGCTAATACTGGCACTGCTTCTGCTACTTTTATTCTCAAAGAAGGTCTGGTTAATCTAACAGTGAATAATGCTTCTGGAGCAGAGGTTATTCGTGAGACTACAAAAGTATTTTCGTATCAGCCAGGTAAATCTTTGCTTGTATTGAATACCTTTGTTCCTGCCACACCGAAAGCGAACTTGAGACAGAGAGTTGGGTATTTTGGTGTTGACAATGGAATGTATTTTGAGATTAATGGAACGACACCTTATTTTGTAGAAAGGAGTTTATCCACTGGAACTCAAACAGAAGTATCGCAATCAAATTGGAATGGTGATAAGTTAAATGGAACTGGTGAGTCTGGTATTACATTAGATACTACCAAAGCACAAATCATTT